AGAAAAAGGTTTTGTAATACATCAGGATAGTAAAAGAGTTGTTATTGCTACCATGTCAAGTAGTAATATTAAGACGGGAAATATAGTTAGTACTTGGATTTTACAAAAAGAACTAGAGCCACATATTTCTGTTAAAGAAGGCAAAGATACAATAACTTGTGGCTCTTGTCCACTAGCATCAGGCAATGGGTGTTATGTTACTACTCATCAAGCACCTTTGGGTGTTTATAGAGCATGGAAAAGAGGAAATTACAGTTCAGATTATGCTAAATTTCTTAAAAGTTTGGAGGGTCGTAAAGTAAGATTAGGTGCTTACGGAGACCCCTCATATATTCCATTGGGGATTTTAGATGATATTTCAAAAAACTGTGAAGATACAGTTGGTTATACTCATCAATGGTCTAATAGAAATTTTGATGGTAGATACTTAAAGTATTTAATGGCATCAGTAGATAATGAAAACCAATTACAATATCTTCATGCTAAATTTGGGAAGGTATCATACTTTAGGATTGTAGATAGTAGTGCTGACTTAAAAGAGGGAGAAAGAGTTTGTGATAGTGAGGCATCAGGTGTAGAATGTGTTGATTGTATGAAATGTAACCCAATTAAGAATTTTTCAGTGGTTATTACAAAGCACGGTATTAGAAAAAATAAGGTTGTAACTAAATAGTTACACCCGTGTAACTTTTTAAAAAATAAGAAAGGAAATATAAAATGGCACACCATACGGAGATTATTGAGTTTTACGCAATGCTTAAAACTTATCAAGAACGGGAAGGAGATTTAGATGATGTTATTAATACAATTAGGAAGTATATATCAGCGAAACCTCCACAGTATAAAGCAGTTCTAAAGTATATAAACGCACCAAAAAATCTTGAGTCTGCTGAAGAACTTTTTGAGTTCTTAACAGGTATGTACTATGAGGATTTTGAAGCTAGTATGTAGGAGGACATAATGTTTTGGGATACAGATACTAAAAAATTAGAAAAATATTTATCATGGTATTGGAGAAAATTTCAATACCGTAGGGATTATGGAAATGTAAAATATCATTATGATGGTGCTTACGTTTATAATGGAGAGTTAGCTTTTAGAGTTAGTAATATTGGAAAAGTTGAACTTTACGCAATGGGTAGAGTATTCCCTGCTAAAATTTTGGAAGAGCTTAAAAAACACATAAAATGGTGGAGGTGTTGATTGACATATTTATAATAATATGTTATAATACGGTGTTTGTATGAGTTATAATACAAACTAAAAAGTTACACGTGTAACTAATTTTGAAAGGAAAAATTATGTTGGCAAAAAGAGATGTTAAATCAATTATTAACGGTTCAAAAGGACATTTTTTAACAGTTGTTTTCAACAAAAAAGATGGAACTAAAAGAGTTTTAAATGGTAGAGTTGGTGTTCATTCATATTTGAGGGGTGGTGTAAGTAACCTTGATTCAAATAAGTTTATGATAGTTTGGGACGCACATAAAAAAGATTATCGTGCTGTTAATATGGAAGAAGTTATTGAAATTAGAAGCAATGGCACAATTTTTAGAGGAGAAAGATAATGAAATTTAATCACGAAGCAGATAGTATTTTTGAAGCAATCGGACAAACAGAAGAAGATGTGTTTAACGCAGTAGCAGACTTAGTACCACAAATTAGTTTACTAGGATTAGAAAAATTTGAAGAGTTAAAAGGTAAAATTAGTCAAGAGGAAAAACTTTCAATAGTAGCATTTGCGATTAGGTCTGTTCCTCCATACATTATACTTCCAATTATTCTAAAAAAAGACAAAATGTCTGAAGTTATTGAGAAAGTGTATAATGAGATTGAGGATAATACCCTTCAGGATTTATGTGCGGGTATTGTCATAGATTTTTTAAGTAAGGAAAAGCAAACTGATGCCCAAGAATAGGGGTGTCCTAAGACCTATCAGTGTTTACTCTCTGATAGGAGATTTTAAAAATTAATTTAATAAGGGGTTTAATATGATAATTGATAATAGTGTAGTCTTAGCTGAGACTAATAGTAAGAATAAAGTTGCTTGTACGATAGAAGCTAATTCAGTAATGTTTGATTTGTTATCAAGCAGACTATACTCTAACAAACCACTAGCAGTAGTTAGAGAAATTTCCACAAATGCGTATGACTCTCATGTTGTAGCAGGAAAAGCAAGTATGCCTTTTAAAGTACACTTACCTACAAGGCTAGAGCCTTACTTTTCAGTAAGAGATTTTGGAACAGGCATGACCCATGAAACTGTTATGAAACTTTACTCAACTTTGGGAAGTTCAGACAAAAGAGAGTCTAACCTTTTAAATGGTGCTTTAGGGGTAGGTTCTAAATCTCCTTTTGCTTATACACAAGGGGGTGCTTTTACTCTTACGTCTATTGTAAATGGTTATAAGCATATATATTCTGTTTATTCAGATGGTGGAGTACCAAGTATCGCTGAGCTAGGAGAATTTGCTACAACGGAAGAAAATGGTGTTGAAGTATCTGTACCTGTACAACTTCAGGACATTAGAGCTTTTGAAGACAGTGCTGTAAAAACTTATGCTTGGTTTGATACTAAACCTGACTGTAATATTGTACTAAACTATTTCAATAATACTGTTCTATTTGAGGGAAAAGATAAATCTTGGCAGATGCTTTCAAATCAGGAGAAACCTTGTGTAGTAATGGCAAATGTTGCGTACCCACTTGAACAGTTTGAGTCTTATGGTGGTAATGTTTTAAAAACAAATGGTATCGTAATTTATGTTAAGACAGGAGATGTTCAAATGGCAGGTTCAAGAGAGTCTTTATCTTATACTCCTGACACTATTAAGTTTTTAAAAGAAAAGGAACAAGAGATTTTATCAGAGTTAATGGATATTACTAATACCTTTACAAAAAATAATAGTAAGGCTAAAGATTTATGTGATGTTTTTAATACTCTTCCAAAAGATGTACTTTTTATACTAAAAAATAGTATTGACATCAAAAAAGTTTCAGAATATTTGGACTTTGATTACAGAACTTTATGTATCTCATCACCAATAACTAGTAGCTATTCTTTTGAGTTTTGGGCTACTCAACCTTATGGAAGAAATCTGCTTAAAAAAAGTAGACATAATCCTTCAGAGGCGAAGTATACTTATATTTTTGCTGATATACAAAATAAAGCTACTCAAGTTCTTAAAAAATTAAAAGAACAAGGTGTTTCAAAAAATGTAATAGTAGTGTTTCAAAAGGGTGTTGGTAATTTAACAAAAAAAGAAATTATACATAATTTTGAACGTTTTTCTGAAGGCACAGGCATTGTGGGAACTTACGCAAGTGATGAGTACTTAAAATTATTTGGCACAAAAGTAGTTAATGGTAGTAAAACTAGCTCAAAAAGTACTTCTAATGGTGTATTTTTTGCTTCGTATTTAAAATATAAGAAAGATGACCGTAACTTTTTTTCATCTAATTATGAAATAAAAGAAAATGATTTCTCAGGAAATAGAGTTATGATACCTGCTTTAGGTGGGTATATTACTGATAAAAGTTACACACGTGTAACTAATTCACAAGCACAAAATCTTGCTTATGAAATATCAAATATTCTATACTCTATTGGCTATAGTAAAGAGGTTGAGTTCGTTATAGTTCCTAAAACATACAGTAAATTTATGAGTTCAGGAATCTATATTGGTGACTTTATTAAAAATTTGAAGGGGGTATGTAAATATAAAGATACTGATGCTGTTGATAATGAACTTAGGAGGTTTCCTTACAGAAGAGTTTTACAAGATGTAGAAGGATTGCCTTCTGATATTATAAAATTTTCACAGTACTTAAAAAGTTTTGATGATTTAGTTGATAAACATGTTTTTAATATTGCTGATAGGATTAAAGAACATTTTGAGTTTAATAACTTAAAATTTTTAAAAGTATCTTATGATAAAAAATATGATAAAATATTTGAAGCTTATTCTCCATTACTTGATGTAACAAATAATTGGGCTAAGCCAAATAGGTTTAAAATGATAGTGAATGGGCTTCATTGCCTCAACAAAAAAAGAAATAAACAAGGAGTTTAAAATGATGTTACCTTATACAATTACAGAACACTCAATTACAGTGTTATTACAAAATATACCAGCAGTTGTGGATAAATCACACCCTAATTTCAAGGAAATCCTTGAAGCAGTTAAAGAAGGAAATGAGGAAAAAGCTTATGAACTAATCAATATAGCAAAAACTATTGAGAGTAAGTCTTTTGGAGAAGTAGAAGTTAGGGGTGGAGTTGTTTATTATAAAGACCAAATTCTTGAAAATTATGCTGTTGATAAACTATTAGAGTTTATTGCTGAAGATTATACTGTTACACCTATAATTAACTTTATTAAGAATCTTATGGATAACCCTAGTTATAGAGCTGTTAAAGAACTCTACAAATTCTTAGAAGTTGGTGGTATTCCTCTTACTGATGATGGGTGCTTTGTTGTTTATAAAAAAGTAAAATCAAATTATTTTGATATTTATTCAGGAACTTATAATAATAGTGTTGGCTCTATTGTGGAGATGCCAAGAAATCAGGTAAACGAAGACTCATCACAAACTTGTTCAGCAGGACTTCATGTATGTTCTTTTAGTTACTTAGGACATTTTGGAAGTTCAGAGGGAAATAAAGTTGTTGCTTGTAAAGTTAATCCTGCTGATGTTGTTTCAATTCCTAATGATTACAACAACACAAAAATGCGTGTTTGTAAGTATGAAGTTGTCGCAGACGTTACTGATTCTTATAATAAGTCTTTAGATGTTTTATCAACAAATGCTATTTATTCTTTTGAATTTGATGATGAAGAAAATGTTGATGAAGTAGTTAGTACTCATTTTAGGTCTGTGGTACAGATGGACGCAAAAACTGATGCTGTAATAGCTATTTATGCTTCAATTGCTGAAGCTGAAGAAATTACGGGTATTTTTGCTACAAATATTTCAAAAGTTTGTAGGGGGTATCGTTATACAGCGGGGGGTTATTCTTGGAGATATTACGAATAAGGAGAATATTATGCTTACAACTAGTTCGTGGATAATGGTAGTTATCCTTACCTCATTTACAACAAACGAAGAGACGGTGATAGTCAAGGAGTTCTCTACTAAGGTAGAGTGTGAACTAAAAGCAGCTATGTATATACGTTATAACACAGATAGCTATACAGAGTATAGCTGTCAAAGGAGAGGAGAATGATTGTGATTATAGAAAAGGATAAACAAGATGAGCAGTGATGATATTTTGGAATACCTATACGAGATTAGGACTTATGTGCTTGAAAAAGTAAACAACGATGAGCCTGATGAGAATAGCTTAACTGATGAGCAGGTATTAGATATGCTTGATGAGTTATTAGATGATATGGAGTAAATTATGACAACAAGAGAAATGATTGAAGTTATGGAAGCTTACGAGAATGGTGCTGAGATTGAATGTAAATATAAATACATAAAGAATTATAATTGGGAAATTGTAGAACACCCTGCTTGGAATTGGACAGAAGCTATATACAGAGTAAAACAAGAACCAAAAACTAAAATACTTAAAAAATGGATGAGTAGAAGTGATAAAAATAGCTATTGGTGGATAGCAGATTTTATAATGACAGAAGATGAGGCTAAAATATATTTTGAAAGTAGCTATGAGTACAAACCAACTGGTAGAGAGTGGGAGGTAGAAGTATGACATTCATCAATGATGAAGAAAAAATGACCGACTTCCTAAAGATGAATATGGAAGATTTTTTACGGTCTTATTCATACCTTACGATACAAGATTATATGGACACACTAAAAGATGTAGCCACAGAAATACTAGGGAACGATAGGGGGATAGACGAAGATGACAGTTGAATTATTACATAGTACACCATTATGGGTAGCTTCTACGGCTATCCGTAAGTGTTGGGCTAGTGAGGACAAGTCAGATACTGACGAAGATATGAAATGTAATCTATCATTTGCTAATGAAATTGGAGAAAAAGACAAAGCACTAATCGAACGAGTAGGCAACAAGAACAAACATAAGTCTACACTTGAGCATCTTGTGTACACCTTTAACATCGATGGTATATCTAGAGCTTGTTTACAAGAACTCGCAAGGCATAGAATGGCAAGTTATAGTGTTAAATCTACTAGGTACACACTTAAAGAGCTAAAGAACATAGAACCAACTCAAGAAAACCTAGCAGATTTTGTGGTTATGACCAAAGTAGGGGAAGTTAATAAGGTTATCCTACAAGAGGTAAGAGCATTACATCTTGCTTTACAGTCTAATGCGTCAAATGACCAAATTAAGTATATGCTACCTGAAGCCTACAAAACTTCACTAGTTATGACTGTGAATGCTAGAAGCCTACAAAACTTCCTAGAGCTTAGGACTAACAAGTCAGCACTGTGGGAGATACAAGACTTAGCAAGAGCTATGTATGAGGTATTGCCTAAGGAACATAAGTATTTATTTAAGGAGTATGTGGGTGAAGGAGAAAAGTGATGAAAACAACACAAGATACAATCAATGAACTAAAAGCTAAAGTTGCTGAACTAGAACAACAGCTAAAAGAAGAACAAGTAGAATACCCTATTTGTTGTAGAAGTAAACAGTATGGGGAAGTAATATTATTTGATGGATTAAAAAGGAAAGAAAAATGAAAGTAATTATCGAAAAAAAGGAATTTGTAAAAGAATTTGAGTATTACAAAGACACTGTTGGTGTAAAAGAAGATGAAATACTAGATGTACGTTTTTGGAATGAAGGTATAGAACTAGATGTGGATGAAATTGAAATAGTCATTGGTAGAGCTAAGAAAGAAGAGCCTTCTAAAAAAGGAAACACTATATCTATTGAGGATTATGAAATGTTAGCAGGAGAGAATAAGTGCTTTGCGGAGTTTCTTAAAAAGCAAGGTTATTCTGATGTTATGATAAATGATATTGCTAATGGTAGCTTATAAAAAATAAAAGGAGATAAAATGAAAGAATTTGGAATTGGAGCTATTATACTAAGTGTTGGGGTTGCTGTAATAATGGGGTTGATTGCATTGGTGCAACCATTAAAAGTATATTTAGCTGAAACATACGCAAAAACTATTGTAGTAGAAAAAGATGCGATGGGTAAAGCACAACTATTACAAGCTCTTAATGAGCGTAAAGTTGCTATTGAAACAGCTAAAGCAAAAAATGAATCTGCGCAATATGAAGCACAAGCAGAAATTACAAGGGCAAAAGGTGTTGCTGAAGCAAATAGAATTATCGGTGATTCACTTAAAAGTAATGAAGCATATCTTAGGTATTTATGGATAGATAAATTAAATGAAAATAATCAAAATGTAATATATGTACCAACAGAAGCTGGACTTCCTATACTTGAAGCTGGAAAAAGATGAAAAAAAGTAATGACTTTGGAAGAATGAATATATAATATTTAAAAAGGATAAATAATGAAATTAGTAAATTTGACATCACATACACTTAATGTAATGTCAGTAGGTATTGATATACCACATGAGGATAGACCAGCAAAGGTATCTTCAGTTAGAAGAACAATTGCTGTTGTAGACGGTATACCAATTTATGAAACAGTATACACAGGAATTGCGGGGTTACCTGAACCTGAAACAGGTACATTTTATGTAGTATCAGCAGTAGTTTTAAATTATGTTAGAGAATTTTTGCCACATCGTAAAGATATTATAGCTCCAAGTGGTGCTATTAAAAATGCTAATAACAATACTATTGGCTGTACTGCGTTTAGGATAAACGGGTAAAATAAGAGGTTTTTTATAAAAGTAAGGTAAGTATACCTATTTAAAAAGTTTTTTGATTTTTATGGTATACAGCATAGTTCTAATAAGGTGTTTAAAGTCATGGAAGATGAATGGGTAACAGTAAAAGTTTTAGAGGAACAATATAGTATCTCTCAAACAAGAATTTATGGTGCTGTTTCGCACTACAAAAAAGAAAATAATAAGTACCCAGTTTGGTACATAAAAGTTAATGGGCAAAGTTTAATTAATTATGGATATTTTAGGTATTTTCATGATTTAAAGCTAGATTGTTATAGACATTCAACTGCACCTGATGTTGGTATTTATTGGAAGTTACAAGAAAAATTATCTGACTCTCAATTAGCAAAAAGGTTAAGTAAATATTCTGGAAGCTCTGAAAAAAGTTGGATTCAATTTTTAAGTTCAGGTTTATGGGTAATACCATCTGAAGAGATTTCTGTAATAGTAGAAGTTAAAGCAACAATGCTAGAAAAATTTTTATACTATGGGGTTAAAATTTTAAATGATATAAGGTAAATATTAATGTTTTACACAATTTATAAAATTACAAATACTATTAATAATAAAATTTATATAGGTGCTCATAAAACTTCTAACTTACAAGACAGTTATATGGGTTCAGGAAAACAAATTAAAGCGGCAATTAAAAAGTATGGGATTAGTAACTTTAAAAAAGAATACATAGTAATACTTAATAATATGGAAGATATGTTTAATCATGAGGCACTATTAGTTAATGATTATTTTGTGGCAAGAGATGACACTTATAATATAATGGAGGGTGGTAAAATAACACCTGATAGGAAAGGAGCTAAACATAGTATTGAAACAATTAAAAAGCTAAAGGAAAATTCGGCAGGTTCTAATAATACTCAGTATGGGACTGTGTGGGTTATTCACCCAATTACTAAAATTTGTAAGAAAATTCATAAGTCTGAGTTAGATGATTACTTAAACTTAGGTTGGGAAAAAGGAAGAAAACTGCTATAATATAGGTGGTAGTAACCACAAAATAAAAAGGATTAAAATGGAATTTAAAAAATTTATTGATGAGAAGTATAAGACAGAGACCTATATGCAAGGGAATAATTCACTCCTAGTAGATGGGTTGATTACAGTAATTTATGGTGAAGAAAAGAAAACTGTTGAAAAAACTGTTGATAGTTTACTAGCAGTAGCAACTACTAACTGGGCTAATAGAGAAATTCTTAGAAAAACTCCTGCTAACTACGCAGAAACTGGAGACCCAGTTACTGATAGAATTTTAAAAGCTCAAGTTACTTTTGCTAAAAATGTTGTTAGAAAACCAGAGATAGAAGTTTATGAGAGAGGAGAATATAGTAACCTTTATTATATTGTGTTTAATGACTTTTTTTCGGATGCTTGTACAGTATGAGTGGGATTAGAGAGGATGTCTTACTGGGGTATTCACAACTACCAAAGAACTATGCGGTGCATTTATCGGATACTGTTGAAACTAAAATAGAAATTCTTCAACAAAAATTATTAAATGCTATAAGTTCTGGTGAACCAAATATTTTATATGTTGATGGGACAGCAGAACCAATTTATAAAATGCTTAAAAATGAGTATACCCTTTCTGATATGTGGGGTATAGACTTTATTGAGTACTTTAATTCTACTTTCAATAAAGATGGAGAGGATTACAAAGTAAACCATAGAAAGTTTGTATTCATTTACAACGTAGGGTTAGAGAGAGCAATTAATACAGCATTCTCTTCAAGACTATTAAAAGCATTAATAAAAGATTTGAGGGATAGAGGTTGTTGGATTTTCATAGAATCTGTATTACAGTACCAAAAATTTACTACACAGTATGATATGGAAATAACTAATAGAACAACATTAAAAGTAAAAAAAGAAAAATCATTCTTATAGGAGAAAAAAATGGAATTAATCGGAGCAGGAATTTTAGTAGCAATTGGGTTTTATTTAGCACCACTAGTAATTACACTTGTAGTGGGAGCATTTTTAGTAGTAGTGGGAGCAATTTCTTCCTTATTCAGCAGTAAATAAAGGAATGAAATGAAACTTACAAATAAGGAAAGTATTGTTGATTTACTAATCAGCACAGGAAAAGTATCAAGGAATGATACACGAAGAAACAGTATTAAGGGTTGTGGTAAAATTATCGCATCTCTTGTAAAAAAAGGTTGGGTAATTAAAGGGGAGTATCAAATGGAACAAACATTATTTGGTACTGTAAAAGACTATGTTTATAGAGTAGAAAAGATACCTGAAATATGGTAAAAGGATATAAATGAAAATTTATAAACGAGGAAAGTATTATATTAAAAAGTCTGATTTATCAAATTATAATACTAGGTATTTATTAAGTGCTTTTACTTATTATAATCATAAGAATGATACGTACAAACAATCAGTTGATTTTGGGAAAGAGTATGTATCATTCCCTAGAAATATTTTAAAGTTAAAAAAACTTTTTGATAAGTATGAAATAATTGACCAAACAGTATTTCCAACTATTAGTAAAAAAGTAATCCTTAAAAGTTCTTTCTCATTAAAAAATTCTCAAGAAAAAGCTATGAGTGAAATTTTTAAAGAGCTTAAAAATAGAGAGGATGGTTCAGTTATTCTGAAAGCACCCCCAGGATTTGGTAAAAGTTATACACTCCCGTACATAGTATCAAAGGTACAAACTAACACACTGATTATTGTGGATAGAAGTAACCTTGCTGACCAAATGTATAAAGAGTTCACACATAATTGTGAAGATGTTGATATAGTAATCTTAGGAGGAACTAGCAGAGAACCTTCTTCAATTACAATAGTAACTTTTCAATTTCTTATAAGAAATAAAAAGTTTATGGAAGACTATAAAGATTACTTTGGTTTGATAGTAGTTGATGAATGCCATGTTATAGGTTCTGATGTATTTACAAAATTAGTTGGGGTATTTAATGCAAAGTATAGATTAGGATTAAGTGCTACTCCAACTAGATCAGACTTCATGACAGGTCTTTTACTGGATGTTATGGGAACTAAACTAGTTTCTGGAGAGTCAGAAGATAATCTTAATGTTACTCTCATAGCTACTAAACATGATGCTCATTTTATTTATATGGGTGGAATGGGACAGTATAAAAAAGCATTTGGTGAATTTTTAATTAGACCAAAAGTTTCAGACTCCGTATTCGAAGTAATGAATAATCTTAAAAAGCTTGGTAGATTTGGGTTACTTTATATTACTGAAGTTGATGCACAAGAAAACTATGCCGAAAGATTAAGAAAAATGGGATTTAGAGTTGGGGTTATTAATCAAAAAACACCTAAACAAGAAAGAAGTGATTACTTACTAATGATGGAAGAAGAAAAAATTGATGTGATAATATCTGGAACAATTTTACAGAAAGGTATTTCTATAAAGAGGTTAGATTATGTTATTAATCTCTCTAACCTAACAGTAGAAGCACACGAACAGTTAATAGGAAGATTACGTAGGCATCATCCAACTAAAAAGAAACCATTATTTATAGATTTTTTATTTAATGGTAAACTTTTTTATAAAAGTTTGGATAGAATAGGGTTTGCACAAAAAGTAGCAAAACAACATAATGATAGTTATGTAAGTATTTCTTACGACAAACTATTAAAAAAATTAAAACAAGCATAAAGGATTAGAATGATTATTGATTATAAAGACATAGAATTGTCACTACCAAAAATATATAAAGAGAAGAAGGTTACTACCAACAATGATTATGAGTTTTCACTCCCCTTTGGAAGTAACACAAATAAAAGAGTATTTAAAGATAAAAAAAATAATACTATTAATATCTTTGTATATGATGAGATTGGTCATATTAGCCAATACATTGAAGAAGTACGAGCTTTACAAAAAGCAAAAGAAGATACTACTGTTAATATCTTTTTAGCTTCATTAGGTGGAAGTTTAGACACAACTGCTTCTTTGGTTGAGATTATACGAGGGTGTAAAGGAACTACAAACGCAATTGTTTCTTATGCTGCTAGTGGGGGTACTGCTATAGCTTTAGCCTGTGATAAGGTATCTTTACATAAACACTCTTACTTTATGCTTCATAATTTTTCAGGTGGAGATTATGGAAAAGGTAAAGAACGCAGAGACCGTGCTGTTTTTGAGTATAAATGGACTAGTAAGTTCTTTTCAGATATATACTTAGGATTTTTAACTGCAGAAGAACTTACTTCAATGCAAGAAGATGATGATTTTTGGATGTTAGCTGATGAAGTTGAAGAAAGACTAATAAAAATAGGAAAATTCAATGAGCTCTAACCCAGCTCTTGAATTTTTACAGTTTTTACAGCAAGGTAATATAAATACTTGTACTAATAAATGTTTATCTTTAATAGATTTATTTAGAACATCAAATATTTATATTAATAAAAATAAAATATATGTTACTGAATCAGAATTACCTATTATGTATCAGTTTAAGTATGATAAATTTATAAAACTTATGAACTATGTAGAAACTGTAGATGTTACAGATGATATTATTATTTCTATTAATGATTTATTACGCAGTTGTTCACAAGCAGAGTTTATGGCTTATTATAAAATTTTAACTACCCCTAAACATTCAAACCTAAGTATAAAAACTTATAATAAAGATGATTTAGGTTATTGTGTAGTACAACAAGTTCCTGATGGGAGTAACAGATTACTTGTAAAAGTAACAGAATCAGGAATTAAAGCAGTAAGAGGTACTCTAAATGATGTTTATAGAAAAACTATTGAGCAATTATTTAGTGATACAAACGGTTATCTTGATTTTTATGAGAAAAACGGTATACTATATCTCCATGATATGGAAAGTTCACTCCCTACTTCGAGTAGAACGCTAAAGTTATTTCAAATAAGAAAGACAAAGAACTTACAAGTACTTACTCCGATGTTTGATGAAATAACAACAAACTCAACTAGTATTTACAAGTCTAAAAAAATGTTGTTCAAGCCTATAAACGGTACATGGAAGGACATTTATAAAAATTTTTAAGGGAAAAAGATGAATATATTTACGCTAACGCCAAACGCTAAACCAAAAACATTAATTATGTTACCAGAGTCTATTGCTAATAAAAATTCATATAATTTTTTATTAAGCAAATTAATCAGTCCTTACAATTTAAACGTTACGGACTATGCTTTTGCTGGTTTGTTTGTTCCAGAAAAAGGTAAATTAAAAAAAGAAACATTTGATATTGAAATAGAAACATTAAAAGATTACGTAGAAACGTACGGTATTGAAGTTATAGGTTGTGGTAATGCAGACTATTACCACTTTATGACTGGAGATAAGAAAATGTCTCTTAACTTTGGGAGAATTTTAGATGGAGTAAAGGAGTGTGAAGGGCTAAAGATTGCACCCATACTTAACCCTGTTATTCTAAATATGTTTCCTGCAAGGTCAAAAGAGCTTAATAGAGGAATTTCAGCTATTAAAAACTATCTATCCGGAGATTACACAGACCCAGTACAAACACTAAATCTTGAAATGAATAAAATTATTGTAGACCCTGATGAAGCTTATGAACATCTTAAAGCATGGATTGACGAACCAGAACTATTTGTAGACATTGAAACTACTGGGTTAAGATGGTATGAGGATGATTTATTAACAATGAGTTTCGCAAGAAATGATAAGGAAGCATTTTGTATAGCTATCCATAAAAAATATCATTCAGTAGAAGTATATAAAAAGATGAGGAATACCCTTAGTAGTTTCTTTAAACAGTATAAGGGTAGTTTTGTAGGACATAACTTCATTGGGTTTGATACACCATTTCTTATTCATGAAATAATGAGAAAGAAAGACTTTAGCCAGAGACATGAGCCTATAGCTAACCTATTTAGGATTGAAGACTCAATGTTACTAGCCTATATTCTTTACAATAGTACTGAGAAACCATCAATTGGTCTTAAAGAACTAGCTTTTTCTTTTATGGGAGAATATGATTCAGACGTAGACCAAAGAGATTTATACAGTGCAGACCTTTATAAAGTAGCTACTTATAATAACTATGATGTTATTGCTACCTGTCGTATATGGAAACAATTAAATACAGAACTATTGGAAGAAAAGAATAAAAATTTAGCCTCAGTTTATAAAGAATTTAAAGAAATTGGTATTACCCTCATGAAAATGAAGATGAATGGGTTGAGGGTAGATAAAGAAAAAGTTGATGAAGCTTTTACTGAGCTTAAAGAATTATCAAAAGAAAAAAGAGAACTCTTTAACCAACATAGTACCATTAAAGAAGCAGAAACTTATTTAGCAAGAGAGAGGTTTAGAAAACATAATGCTAAATTAAAGAATAAAAAGTTATGGTCTGAGCACAAAGATGATTATTATGAACCATTTAATGTAGGTAGCCCACAACAAAAACAAGTTCTATTCTTTGATATAATGGGATTACCTGTTGTAAAAATTTCTAAAACTTCAAAGAACCCTTCTGCTGATAAAGAAGTTATTGAAGAGTGGTTACAATTAGACTTAAGTGATGATAAAAAAGAACTACTTCACTTATTAAGAGATATTATGGATGCTGATAAAGTAAGTGGTACATACTTACAAGTATTTATGAATAGTTCTGTTGAAGTAGCACCTAATCACTGGAAAGTATTTGCTAATTTTAACCAAACAGGTACTATTAGTGGTCGTCTTAGTTCATCAGGGGGTCTTAATATGCAGAACTTACCATCAAACAGTGTATATGGGTCACTTGTAAAGAAACTCTTAATATCTGATGATAATTGTATTATTGGGTCAGTTGACTATGCAGCACTAGAGGATAGATTAATTGCTATTGAAGCTAATGACACCAATAAACTAAGGGTATTTACTGAAGGAATTGATGGGCATAGCTTAAATGCTAGTGCTTATTTTAAAAGACAGCTTGAGGAAAGAGGTATATTTATTGATATGGCTAGTGCTAAATCAATTAATCGAGTTAAGGAAGAAGCAGGAGACCTTAGACAGTCTGGTAAGAACGTAACATTTGGTATGAACTATGGTGCTTCTCCTAAAAAGATTGCTTCACAACTAGGAATATCTATTGATGATGCACAAGAAATATATGATAACTATTGGAAACTATATGAACCTACTAAGGAATTTAATATTTTAGCTGTTAATGAGGCTAGAACAACAGGAGCTGTAGTATCAAGGTTTTCGGGTATTAGAGTTAAAATGGCTTCAATTGATGCTAAAGATGATTTTCTAAGGTCAAAAGAGGAAAGACGTGCGGCTAACTTTAAGATACAATCAGGAAACTTCCTAACACTAAGAAGTTTACACCAATTTCAACTAGAGGTTGAACGTAATGGTTTTATTAATGATATACAAGTTTATAATACAGTTCATGACTCAATTTATATTATGATAAAAAATAACCCTAAAATTATTAAATGGGTTAATGAAAATATTATTGGTATTATGTGTAAAGATTATAAAGATAATCAAGCACTAAGATTAGAGGCTGAATTAGACATTGGGTTTAACCAAAAAGAAGTTACAACAATTAAAAATAATGCTTCTGAAGAAGATATTATTAATGCATTAGCTAAGTAAAGGATATTTAATGTTTACTAAATTATTTAAAAAAGACAAACCTGTAGTAGTTAATACCCCTAAATTGGGGGTTGATAAAATAGTAGCTGTGTTTTCTATAAATGGAAGACTATATTTAAAAACTAATTGGGATACTGTAAAAGATATAAAAAATACTTTTATCCAAGCAGTTGAGGTTAAAATTATTAAGACTGGTAGCTTACACTATGGGGCTAAAATTATTAATCATTCCCCTAAACTATATGCAATTGCTGATAGAGATGGTAACTTATTAGATGGTGTAGAGCCTATTACCAACGATAATATCCGTTCTTACTATAAAGGGTTATAATGAATTTTGAAAAACTTACTCTTATTAGGTTATTACGTACAAAAGATTCAAAATTTCTATTATCATTGGCTGATAACCTTTTTATTCGCCCTATGAATAGGACTATTTTTAAGGCAATAAAGAACTATTACAAAAGATATGGAAAAATACCGTCTTCTGAAGTTTTAGCAGAAGCAATTAAGGTAAATTTTAATGATGATAAGGCTGAAAAATATACAGGTATGCTAGAGTGGTTTGAGCTATATGAAGGAGAACTCCCAAGTAATGAAGAACTTTACCAAAATTTAAAGGATGCCTATGTTCTTTTTCAAATAGATGATAATATTGAAAAATTAGTAGAATCTGCAAAGAATAAAGATATTCCAGAAATAAAAAAATTAATAAATACTATTCAAGGAAATGCTGGTCATCATCATAAAACTCCTGAAAATATATTTGAGTTAGAGTATCTACCTTCAAAAATAAGAACAATAGACTCTAGTTTACTCTCTATGAGAAACGCAGGATTAAAAATGGGAGGTTTAGTAATTGTAGGGGGAACATCTGGTGGTGGAAAAAGTATTTTTACCCTACAACAACTAATGTACTCTTATAGTGTAAATAACCTTGATGTGTGTCTTTTGAACATGGAGTTAAGTACAGATGAAACAATCGCTAGAATGTACTCTCACGCAACTCAAACAGACTTTTCAAAAGTATATGGAAATTCAGAACCAGAAATGGTAGCTAAAGTTAATTCTTGGAAACAAAAATACTTTGGTAGAGAAAATGAATTTAGAATGAAGTCTGTAAGGTATAGTATTTCTGAAATAGAAGCTGTTGTAAGGCAACAAGCTGCTGATGGAATAGTTCTTTTCGGTATTGACTATCTACAAATTATTGATAGTGACTCAAGTATTGATGAGTGGAAACAGTTAAGAGACCTTGTAAGGCTTCTTCATCAACTAACACTTGAACTACAAATAGTAATTGTAAGTCCTGTTCAGATTAATTTCTCTGATACTAGTTTAAAAGATAATGAGCTTAAAGTAACTGTACGTGGTTCTAAAGAACTTGAGTTTTCTAGTTCAGTATTTTTATTCATATATCAAAACACTGAAGAATATAATGAAAATATGGCACGTATTTTTACTGTTAAAGCAAGAAATGCCAAAAAAAATATTTATGTTGTACAAACAGATTTTAATCACATGGTGTTTAATGATACCGGAGTTATCTTATGATGTTAAAAGAAATTATATATGACAAATTAACTGAAGCAGGTAATGTTATTAAGCCTTCAGGTAGTAAATTTATTCTTACTACCTGTTTAAACCCTAATCATAAAGATAAACACCCTAGTTTTTCTATAAATTTAGACACTGGCTATGGTGTTTGTTTTAGTTGTGGTTACAAAGTGGGTAAGAAGTATTGGTTATATGGATTAGAAGATGAAGAAGCAGTTGATGCTCTTGTTAGAAGTTCTTTATATAAAAGAATAGAAGATATGTATGATGACACCCCAGTAAGAACAAGAGAACTATTTATGCCACCAGTATCTGATGAAAAAATAACAACTCCTTGGCGTTCTTTAACTAAAGAAACAATAGAAAAGTATAGTCTATACTACTGTGATACAGGACATTTTGAAGATAGAATTATCTTCCCAATGTGGGATAAAGAAGGAACTATAATTGCGTTTAATTCAAGAGCTTTAGGGGAATGTAAAGAAGGGTTACAGAAGTATAAGTACTCTAAAGGGTTAGATGTTAATAAAATTATATATCCCCCTGTTGAAAAAAATACAAAAGAAATTGTAATATGTGAGGGCATTATGGATGCTCTTAGTATGGTGCAGGAAGGAATACCTGCTATAATGAACTTTGGAGTTAATTATACTTTTAGTTCTGAGAAAATTGCAACACTTTTAAAAAGTGGGGTAGAGACAATATACCTTGCTTTTGATAATGATGATGCAGGTAGAAGTGCTATCATTAAATATATGCAGTCTGAACTACCTGATTATTTTGAAGTAAGACATGCACGATTATATGATAAGTTAGCTCCTTTTTATGAGAGTGGTGCTAAGGATTTTAATGAATTTTTGGAGAAAAAATAATGGCTTTATATGACTATAAATGTTCAAATGAAAAATGTAAAAATAATACAGAGATTAAACAAATAGTAATGTCAATGATAGATTACTCTGAGGATAAGTTACCTGTTTGTGAAGTATGCGGTAGTAAAGGGCAGAGAGTATATAACTCTACTGCTATGAAAACCCTTGAGGGCTATAGAAAATAGCTTTACTGAATAATAAACTCTTCAAAAGGAAGGCTTAATTGCTTTCCTTTTACTAATGAATAATCTGCAACCATCTTAATTCCATTTTGACTACCGTTTACTCTATATTTTCCAACAGTAATATCAATATCACTAAAACAAGGTGTGTCTATAAGCATTTCAGTCTTTATACTATACTTTGAAATACTACTTAACCGTTTATAACAGCTTGTACAAATCCCTTTTACGGTGTGTTTTACTATTTCACCACATACAGGACACTTTGATAACCCTAATCCATTAATATTTTTTAGTTGAGTGGACACTTTATTTCCTAAAAATAATTTATCAACTAAAGTAACGTATCTATTATCTATTCCATCATTAACAAACTCTTCGGTTAGTCTATACTTATACTCTTCCCCGTTCTCAAGACGTAACCCTATTGGCATATACTCTTCATCTAATAAATAATCATAAATTTTTTCTATTTTTTCATGATACATAAACTGTAGTTTTATAATACCAGTAGAAAATAAAACATAATTTTGTTCTTTAGTATGTTTTAAAGACTTAATTAAGCCATCATCTGTTTCTATTTTTGTGTGTTGTGGGAATTTTAAATCAATATAAGGAGATTTAAAATCCATAAAAAATTCTTTAGTGTTAAATGAAAGTGTATTTAAGTCTACCTCCCTATTCCCTTTATATAATTTTAATATTGTTCTAGGATTATCGGAAACAACTAAAGGTATTAGTTGTTTTCCAAACCTTTTTTTATTCGTTTTAGAATATACAAAAATGCAACCAAAGTTATCATTAGCGAATGTCTCCTTGAAGTATGTACGAACAAGATTGCTTGATAAGTTACTGTATAGCTTATTAGGTGTTTTAATTACATAGTATAAATTATTCTTTTTTCTAGCTGTTTTTGGTATTGTAAACAAATATGCGGGTAGTTTAGCCTTTGATAAATCAAAATTTCTAGTAATCCCTTTTATAGAATCTTCATAAGCATTATTTAATTTTTTAGGTAATTTAATAAAATGAGCAAAAATATCTTTCATTTCAAAAAGTTGTGGCAAAGTATCTAATATAAAATCTCTTCCGATATGCTTTACCAATACACCATTAAAAATATCTTTAATAACTTGTTGAGAAGCAATAGGTAATTTCTTAAACTCTACCCGTGCAGAAGTAGTATCCCCTTCTTGTAACCAGTAACATACTTTCCCAAGAGCTTCATAGATACTAATTTGTTGTTGATTTCTATTTGGGTTTAGTCCACAACTGAAATTATAGTCATTCATAATTTCAAAAGAAGATAGTACTGAAAGTAGCTCAGAGTCTTCTTCTAAAAATTGTATAAATGAATTTCTATTTTGTGAAGGTAATGAAGTTTTTATGCTTGAATAAAACTTGTAAATATCCACTTAATCCTCGATAATAGTACTAATCCCGAAAAAAGATTTTAAGTGTTCAAGACATGAAGTCAAAATCTTTTTTATTTTTACCCGGGATATTTTATATCGTTCTGAAACTTTAACAATGGAAAATTGTAATATGAAATAATCATATAAAATTCTTTGCTCAAGAGAGTTAAGAGTTTCAAGGTATTTTTTAAATTCTAAGTTAGCTTCCATTACAATAAGTTGCTCTTCAACGGGAGATAAAGAGTTATCATATAACTCATCAAGCTCAATACCAGCTTCACTAAAAGTATATACTTCTCTAGTAGATTTTACAGAATTTGGGCGTACTGTTGCTCCCCCTTTAGGGCTATTTTTTCCTATATAATCTTTTATAGCACCAGAAACTCTCAGGTATGCGTATCCCATAAAAAAATTATTCTTATTTACATCATATTTTTTTCTTGCCTTAAGGTATGCAATTACACCCTCTTGGATTAAATCATCTAGTTCCACATAGTAACTACTTCGTAAAAAATACTTATAAGCTAACTTTTCAATAAACTCATAATCGCTAGGAGGTATCATTGAGTTCATAGTTTCTGTATCCCTTCTAGTTTAGTTATATTTTTATCTTTTACAAACGTAATCATAGTATCAAACATCTCAATAGGAATTTCTTCATGGTGCGTAATAATATACACTGCCTTAGTTTCCCTAACTATTTCTAAGAATTGCTTAACCATTTCAATACCCTCTTCATCTAGGACACCAAACATCTCATCAATAACTAAAAAATTTCCAGAAAAACCAGTAACTATTTCTAGGGTTGAAATTGTTGCAATCAAGAGTACAAGGGATACTCTAGTACGTTCACCAGCAGATAAATCATTGAACCCCTTTTCTATTCCTCTATCAAAAAATCTGTAAACTAATTTACCTGTTTTTACAGATACTCTAATGTTTATATTAAACTTTGTTTTTTCAGATAGGTCTTTTAGCACTGTAATAAAAACTTTAGCAAACTTATTTAAGTACTCATTTACTAGTGTACCGTTTTTAATAAGAGTTAAACACTCCTCAACAAACTGTAATTTAACATCAAGGCTATCCATTTCTTTAAGAAGTTCGTCAATTTCTTTAGTAATTTCTTCTTTATGGCTAATAATTTGGTCATATTGACTATTTTGTTCTTTTACGACTAGTATTTTAGACTTAACTTTATTAATCTTATCAGTTATAGCATCTCTTTCATCACTTAGCTCACCACTTATCTTTCTAATTGCTTCTTTAATAGACTTTAAAGAGTCTTTTTTCTCATTTATTACCTTCTCTAATGCAGTATACTCTTTTTTAAGTGCTGCTAGTTCCTCTTTATGGGGAGTTATATCATAACAATAATCTGACCCACAAGTAGGGCATTTTCCTTCAACGTACTCATCTACTACTTTTTTAGTAGCACTTCCTTTAATTTTAACCTCTGATAATTTATACTCTTCAGTTTTTAAAGACTCTTCACTTTTAATAACACTAGTTTCTAGTGCTTTTAGTTGTGTATACCTACTGTTTTTTTCATGCTCTAAAAGAGCTTCAGTATTTTGTTGTAGTAACTTTTCTAGTTCATCAACATCTATTTTTTGAAAAGAAGTAAGTACATCTAAACTTTTTTCAGCACTTCTTAGTTTTGTGATAAGGATTGTTCTGGTTGTTTTTAGTTCTTTCTTCTCTTCTTTCAAAAGATTATTTGCTTTATGAATTGTTTCTACATTAAAGAACTGATAAAGTATATTGTCTTTGTTGGTAGTATCTAAAATTGCTTGAAGGGTACTTTGACTAATATAAGTTAATGCAGAAAACGTATCAAAATCTGCACCAATTATTTCTTTAACTTGTTTAAGTTGAGCAGGGATACCCTTATGCTGTATCTCTTCCCCATTATTTTCAATAATAATTTTGTTGTTACTTCTATTATTAATAATTTTATAAGAACCTGAGCCTATTTTATCAAACTCTAACTCTATTGAATAAGGTTTTCCTGTAATAGAATTATTGACATCATCAATTGTACTTTTAGGGTTTTTTACGTTCTTGTTAAACAAGCCTTGATAAATAGCTGCGAATGTTGCTGTTTTCCCAGAGCCATTAGAACTCTTATGAGGGGTATCATTGTCGTTATTCTTACCTACAATGTAGTGTAGACCCTTTTCTATTGGTAAACTTATTTCCCCAATTGAGTAGAAATTTGAAACCTTTATAGATTTAATTTTTAACATCTATTAATATCCCCTGTAAATACTCTTCTAACTCTTTTGTTACATTAAACTCATTTGCTTTTAGTAACATTAGGAGTGTTTGGCTAATCTCTTCTTGTTTGTGGGAAGATAACTCATCTATTAATTCTTCAAACTCTTCTGTGTTTTCTTCTTGTTCTGTTTTATAATCAAATTGTGCTACATTATTCATCTTCATCAAAATGGATGAAGTCTTGGTGTCAGGAATCCCTTTTACTACTACTTTATACAAATGGTCAGGGTCAAGTATTAAAGTAGATTCTAGACCCCTTGTAGTAGTCTCTATCAAGACCTTTGAAGGAAGATTTAATCTTACCCAATCAAAACTAGTTTTTCCATCCTCTAGTTTGATTGAGTAATACCCATAATCCCTTAAGAGTTCAAAGTGTATACCGTAAGGGCTAGAAGGGTAAAAAGTATTACTATAAGGAGAGTACTTGTGATGAATATCACCAACAAAGCATTTAGTAAAAATATCAGAAACCTCTTTAACGTCAATTTCGCCTTTAATGAAAGTACCATAATTAGCCCTAAAATGAGAGAATAGTATACTCTCTCTATCGTCTCTAATCATTGCTTTTGTACTTTTATAAATTTCTTTACATCTAATGTGTGATACAAAGTAACAATCAACACCCCCAATAGTACGTAATTCTTGTTCTATATAAGTAAAACCTACTTTAGGGATATAGTCAAATACTGTTTTATGCTCTGAAAGATTTTCGTGGTTTCCAGATATTACTATAACCTGTTTTTCTTTTAGTTTTTCTATACCTTCATAGAATGTGGATAGTTCTTCAAGAGTTGGTTTAGGAACATCAAAAATATCACCTCCTAAAACTACTAGGCTAGAGTCGTCTTGTGCTAATATATCAAATAGTTTTAGGAAGCGTGATTTTTCCCATTCAGAATTTTTGCGTAGATTTAAATGAATATCAGTTACGAAGGAGAGGGTCATAGAACACCCTCTAAATATTTAATTACGTCATTACCACTTTTAATATCTGCTAAAACTGAGTCTTCAATCTTAATATTAAAAGCAATTTCTATGGACTGAACAATAGATAATAAGTCTAAACTATCCACCCCGTAACTTTTAAACGGGATGTGAATAGAAAAATCGACAGGATTAGAGTAGGTAGCTTGTGCCATTAAAGCTATAGCAGTACTTCTTTGTTCATGTGTCATAACTTATTCCTAAAACGGAATTTCGTCTTCGTCAACTTCTACGTCAGATTCAACTGGAGCAGAACTAGTAGAAGAAGTAGTTGAGTTTGAACCAGATGAATTATAATCCTCTACCCACTTATTAAACTTTTTAATTGCTGGAGCAACATATTCAGTTAATCCGGCTAAGTCAGTAGGTTTCATCTCTACCATTTCCTCAATGTCAAAACACCAAGCTGGTTGGAAGTCAGTAGACACTTTTTTACTCTTAACTTTAAACTTAAAACCAAGATTAGGAGATTTAATTCCTCTAGCATCTAATTGTACACCCCACTGGTGTAGATTTGTTCCATGCAAATAATGAGTATATGGTGTCCATTCGTTACCCTCATTAACTAACATTAGTAAAATGTTATTGAAAGTAGCTCTTCGTCCACCTGCTTTCCACTCAGAAACAGACATACCACTTTTTTTATCAACTTGTTGTTTAGTTTCATACGGGTCGAAGAAAAAAGGTGTTTGGAACACAGTGCTTTTAGTGTTAATATCATAGTGAGATACTTGATAAACATTTCCAATAATAATAAACTCTATTGTATTTCCAAAGTCAGTACCAGTTTCTTTAACAATTAGGTTTGCTTTATCTTCTTTGTACCCAGCTACAAAGTTACCTTTTTTAACACCACCATCATCTTGTAAAATATCACTATAGTTCATACTGATTTTTCTGAAAGGTGCACCTGCTGATGCCTCTTTATTAACTTTTGAAAGACTTTTTGCAGTCTCTGAATCGTAACCCATTGATAAATATTCTTCATATGAATATGCCATTTTGTTTCCTTTATTTCCGATTTTAGTTTCGGTTATTTCTAATTTACAGACAGGTTATCCTATCTGCATGTGAAAATTATATTACAAAAAATTTTATTTGTCAAGTAAAATACGTAAAATAATTAAAATTTTTTTATTCTGCAACGATAATTGCGTCATCTTCAGTAATTTCTACTACAGGGAATTTTTCATCAATTATGACAGCAAGTTCTTTAACTTTTTGGAGTAAAGTTGTTACATCTCCATCATTTATTAAAGTATAATCAAAGCCCTCAAACGTATCTAGTTCTATCTCTGATGCATGTGAGTCCCAAGATTCTGGAACAGAGGGTCTATGTATTCTTACTTTTAAACTATCCTCAATTGCTTCTACCTTAAATCTCCAATCTGGTATAATCAAAACACAATTCACACACAATGTTTCGCAGTATTTTTGTGCAAGTTTTAACCAAACATCATCACCAAAAATTGGTTTTAGTCCCTCAGTTCCTAATCTTTGGAGCATACTTCTATACTGTGGGAGTAAATTTTTATTTGCTTCAAGCTCTTCAACACTAATATTTAGAGTTGCTGCAAGAATTTGTTTAAGAGGGTCTGCAAAATTATAAATTTTTGCTCTTTCTCCTAACTCAATCTTTAGTAATTCTGCAACAGTAGATTTACCATGCCCTTTTTTCCCAGAAATTTGTACAATATGTGCCATAGGTATCCTTTTATTATAATTTATACACAGCTCTTTGGTCAGGAGACAATAAAAGAGTTGTGCTATAGTTTAGTGATAAGTCATTTAGCATATCATCATAAGTACTTTGACTTGTTAAAAACTTATCAGAAAAAATTACTTGTTCTTCTTCGTCTATATCATTAATTGAGATAGGGTTAAAAAGAGCGTAATTCATATCTAGTATTTCCATAAAGGAAGTATTTTCAGGAAGTTTCATACCGTTTTGTCCATTTTCTACTGCCGTAGCAATATTTTGGGCTAATCGGTTGAACTCTTTTTCTTCCTCATAAAATTTTTTAAATGTTTTTTCCCCTAATCTATAAATACCTTTTACATTTTCTTTATCAGAACCTGCAAATACTTGTAGATATAAAATTCCAGTAGGGTCTAAACCATATTCTTGCTCACACGAACTTCTTGTAATTAATTTTTCTCTTTTAACATGTAATAATTTAATATTATCAGAGAATAAAAATGATGCCCAGTCTTTGTCAGAAGAAACTAATATTACATTGTACTTATCAGAATCTTTAAATCTATTTGCTACAATAGAACCAACATCATCAGCCTCTAGCCCATTAATATCAATAACAGCGCCAAAGTGGTGCAACCATTTAAGACTATTTTTATAGTCAACCTCAAAACTTTTACGTCTATCTTGTTCTGCTTTAGATTCTTGTTTATGCTTTTTTGCTCTATGAGTTTTGTACTCAGGATATATTTCTCTCCTTTTAGGAGTTCCTATATCAACAGCAAATACAATCTTCGAAGGCTTAACTCCAACTTTATTGAGGAGTTTAGCAATACCAAAGAAAGTATGCTCAAATGGCTTTTTAGCATGAAAAGAATAGGTAAAGGCACATAGACGGTAATCAATTACTACTATATTCATTTACAAACCTTTTAATTGAAATACAAAGAATTATAAAACACAATTCCTTAAATTTAGCTTAAAATATGGGGGTGTCCTAAGACCTATCAGTGTTTACCGTTTAGAGTTCTAAAATACTTTTAAATTTAAGAAATTAATAAGAATATATCGAGTATAATGCTAGTAATTTAAGCTAAGTTTTATAATTATATAACGATTATTATAGTACAGCAAAAGAGGGATATATGAACCAAAGAGAATTTTTAATAAATAAGCTAGATACTGTTTTTAAAGTACAATGTTCTGATTCTAAGACAGGAGATTATACTTATAAAAAAATTGATGAAGCACTAGAGCATAACTTTTTAAGATTTGGTAACTCATACTTTATTCCTGCAGTCAGTATTGATATTGATAACTCTCAAGATATTTTAATCAATGACATTATTAAAACAAATAAATTACCAGACCCCACTTTTGTTGTTGAAACTTCTAGAGGATACCACATTCACTGGTTTCTATCAAATCCAATTAAAACATCAAACGTAAAACAACTTAGAAAACTAAGAGAAACTTTACTATACCTCCAAAAACTTTTTGGTGCCGATAAATTTGCTACAACAACATCTTCAGGTCGTGTTTGGAGAAATCCAATTAAGCACTCAAATGCTTTTACTGATACTACAGTTGAATTAAATGATTTATTCACTACTCCTGAACTACCTAAAAATACTCGTGAATTCACTAAGAGTATTAATAGATACAAAAAATTTCTTAATACTGACTTCTCAAAAGTATTAGAGGGAGAAAGAAATACAACTCTTTTTGATTATGGTAGAGCTTATGCTTATACTACTGGAGTTATTAACGTATTTGATGAATTATGTACCAAAAATGATACACTTTTAAATCCTTTACCCATTAGTGAAGTAACTAATATAGCTTCTTCAATCGAAATATTTATGTCAACTAAGTATAAGAAAGGTGCTCATACAACTTCTGAAGCTACGATAGCTTTTAATAGAAGAGTAGCAGCACAACAAGCAGATAAGAAAGTATTAGTAATCTTCGAAAAATCTTTGAAGTTACTTACAATACCTATTATAGCTGTACAAAGATTATCTGCAAGAAAAGGTGCAGAAGTATTTAAAATTTCTAAAGATACATTCTTAAAACATAAAAAAATAGTACTTAAAAAACTTGTAAGTTATTTCAAAAGTTTAGTTAAAACGATAAATAAATGGGTAGAACTACAAACTACTAACTTTAAAGTATTGTTTGAGGATATAAATGTATTACATTGGGATAGACACTTCATCAACGAGCACAGGACTTGTGGTTCTGGATAAAAATAAAAAATTAATTTCATATACTTTATTAACACCGAAACACTCTGATTTAAAAGAGAGGTGTACACTAATAGTTGAAGGTACTCTACAATTTGTATCTAAGTATAAAAACAAAGAAACTTTAATAATTATTGAAACACCAGCATTTATGGCAAAAGGAAGAGTTATTGACTTAGCTATGTTAGTTGGTGGTGTTTTTTATTCACTAAGAAGTAGAGGGTATAACTGTTTATTAGTTCCCCCAACAACACATAAAAAAACATTTACTGGTTCTGGAAAAGCTTCTAAAGAAGAAACAATAGCCTCACTCCCAGAGGGAGTTAAAGAACTATTTTTAAATGAGAGTAAGAAGATTGATGATTTAGCAGATGCGTATAGTTTAGCGTTCTATGGAATTACTTCCAATTAATTTTTACCTCATAAATTACGTCTACAAAACCAGTTGCAGTATCGCTTACTTTAATAATTAAATTATGGGCAAAACCTGCATATTCTGTAGTTGTAGAACCATCCACTCTTAGCTCAAATTGACTTCTAAGTTCATTTACACCAAGATTATATTGAGCTACAAGTCCATTTGCTCTATTTTTAAGCATAGCAACACAAGTCATTGTCTCAGGGATTTCCCCATCATCAAAAGTAAAATCATAAAACAACGCAGAACCTGCATATTTAAAAATTGGATCGTCTTTCATTTTAACCTACTCTAAATCTTATTTTAATTGGTTCAGCAGTAAACCTAATAGAAATAGGAGCAGTGCTAAATCTAAATTTTTCAGTCATTAAGAAATCCTAATGAGTCCACTTGATGCATTTGCTGCTGGAAACTCTATTACAAAATCTCCACCACTAGCAGTAAGGCTTGAACCAAAATCTAGTACAGCTACTGCTTTATTACTTTTAGTAGCATTATAAATTAATGCACCTCTTGCTGTAATTTCACAGTTATTCCAAGTTGGGTCAGAAGTAAAATCTAAGATTGATACCCCACCATCAATAGATGTATTAAACCCTGATAATGTTAAACCACCTGCCGTATAACCTGTACCTGTTGCTTCACCGTCAATAGTATATCCAGTTGTAGTAGCACCAAGTGTAGCTGATTCTACATAAAGAGCTATCATATACGTATCAGTATCCGTATGTACTCCTGAGTATATTTCTTGTAAGTATGAATCACAAATTGCTGAAGTAATTGCCATTTTTAAAATCCTTTAATATGCCATTTGAAAGTGTCTTACATTTGGACTATTTTTCCAAAATCCACCCCATAAATTTTTTAAATCAAGACTTTCCCAATAACCACCTAAAGCAGCTAAAAGTTCGTAGTCATAAGTAATAACATACTCATTATCGTTTTCAATAAAAAAGTTAAAGTCAACTGCTAATCTCTTATTATGTTTAGATGCTCTACTAGATTCTTTTTTATTACCTTTTACTATACTTAAATCACCATACTCATTCTCAGTTATTGTTAATCCTTTATAGTATAATAGCTGTAGTTCATAAGGTCTATATGTTTCTCCAAAACTAAGTTTTATTCCTAACTCTGAAGCTTTAGTTATTAATTTTGCAACATTCTCTGTGAATGCCCACTGACTTTTCTGTAACATCATGGCATCATCTCAAAATGTGGTGTGTCAATAAAAGGTCTTTTACCTTCTTTTCTGCGTATATCTATATATGCGTTCTGTGCTTCGAGCATTGTACCATCCCATTTAGAGATGTCATTTGTAGTCCAAGCACCACCCCACCTAACAGATACTCCAAGCTCTTTAGCGGCCTGTTTAAAAGCATCCGCAATGTCATCGTAGAGATTTACTTCCCATGAAACTCTTGAACCTATATATGCTACAACATCAACTGCATGTGAATACCCATCACTTTGGATGATGTGTTTTGAATTCATGGTTTGAGAAGCACCCTTTGCTACAAGTTGTTTCTGCTCTTCCATAGTTCTTACACTTGGTAGAACACCAAAATCTATCTTTGTTATTTCAATCGCACGTTTGACCACTTTTACTAAATCTGGATGAACTCCCTCCAGTCTTTCAAGTGACCTTTTTGATAAGCTAAAACTCATAATGTTCCTTTACACTGGTTTGCTATTAGCCAGTGCTACTGTCTTTTCTTTTGAACCAGCACTTGAACCAAAAAAGAAATTCATAATTTGTAGTACACCAGCAGATAACATTCCTAGTAGATACATAGCAGGTTGCATCATAGTTTCTAGAACTGTTCCACCACTAAACACTTTAAATAAGATAACTGAAAATGCTGTTATAAATATGCTAGATAGTATTACCTGTGGGAGTAAAGTAGTTTTTATGGCTAGGTTTCTTGCAGAATCTCTGTCTGCTACGTGAATTTTTTCCAAATCAACTTCAGCAGATTTCATAGCTTTTTTAAATTCTAGGTCTGCTTCTTTAATTTTTAGAAGTATAGACGGGTCATTAGAAGCAATTACATTACTAACGGCATCTTCTGTTGATTCAACTCCAAGAGCTTTTGCAAGTGTTGTTACTGCCATACCAGCTAATGGCCCACCAAGTGCTGTAGCAATTCCTGGTGCTACAGTTCCTACCACACTTTTCCAATCAAAACTCATATTAATTCTCCTAACACTTTTTAGTACTTACTAGTTTTTTGTTTTGTAAACCTGCTCTATGAAGTTTAAAATCTTTCCCTGACCCACTTCCAAACTATCAAATCTTCCATCGATATGTTTTTCAAATTGTCTGAATAATTCTTTAGATACATACTTTTCATCAACATCTTTAGATGTCATTGCTAATTCTGATTTAGTGTTTAGTTTAACAATGTCATCACCATGTGAATCAAGTCTTTTAAAAATTACTTCTTGATTTCTTTTTAGTTCACCAACCATATACTTCATTAACGCAAATGAAGCTACAACCCCTGATGATGCTGTAAATACTGTTAATAACCACGATTCAACCATTATACTTTCCTAAGTTTTATTTTCTAAACTTATAATCGTATGTTGTTAGTTGATATGAGCGTTGCTAAGTGACCAGCTCACTTTTTACAAACTCGTCTACAGGTGGAATCTTTCCTGCGTGTGTAATATTCCCCCAAAAAAACGGATTAGTACTTTCTCCTATCCCTACAATTGGTATTTTTGGGTCATTCGTTGCTACTACATTCGCAACTGCTTCTTCCGTTGCTTCAACACCAAGTGCTTTTGCTAATGTTGAAACTGCCATACCTGCTAAAGGACCGCCTAATGCGGTCGCAATACCAGGTGCTACTGTACCTACTACACTTTTCCAATCAAATAACATCTATTTTCCTTTACATTTATTATTTATTACATTGCTTCGGGTAATGGTACTTTTCTATTTTATACTTCTAAATCTAAAATATGATTTTGTTCAGGTGTTTCATAGATATACGCTGCACCCGCATAAGCACCATTACTAGCGTCACCATCATTATCTTCTTCAGGTGAACCAATAACAATTCTTCCTGAACCTATTGATATTGATGCACCATATATTAATGCACCATATCCAGACACTGAATTTAATGTTGTTAATAGATTTCCATCTAGGTCATATACATAAACAGATGAAATTCCATCACCTAATAATAATCTACCATCACCAACAGCAACACTACCTGTGGATAGACTGGTGCTTGGTTTTTTTAGATTTCCATTTAAATCAAATATTGTAAACGTATTAAAACCACAAACTACAATTCTTCCTTGTCCAACTACCACTTGGTTACCGAAGTTATTATTATTTTGAAGAATATTATTATATTTTTTAGTGATTAAATTTCCATTTAAGTCATAAATATATATTGCTCCACAATTTGTATAACCTTCTGAAATATTGTCAGATTGATATGCACCAATAACAATCCTTCCTGAACCTACTGCCACTGAATTACCATAATAACTATTATATGCTCCATCATAAGCAGTTAATTTAGTGATTAGATTACCGTCTAAATCATATACATAAGCAGAACCTGAATCAGTACCTTTATCATTATCATTCTGTGCCCCAATGACAATTCTACCGTTACCCACTGAAACTGAATAACCATAGTAATCAAAAACATCCCTATCATAAGCAGTTAATTTGGTTAATAAATTTCCATCTAGGTCATATACATAAACAGAACCTGCAGAATCATCATCTTGATATGATCCAACAACTATTCTACCTGAACCAACTGCTACTGAAGCACCATAAAAATCATAATATGCTCCATCATACGGTATTAATTTAGCAATTAAATTTCCATCTAGGTCATATACATAAGCAGAACCTGACCAAAGTCCATCAGAATAGTCAAAGAATGCTCCAACCACAATTCTACCTGAACCAACTGCTATGGAAGAACCATAAAAAAAATCACCTCCAGCATCATACGCTACAATTCTATTTTCATTACTCGGTAAAGTAGTCGCATCATAAGCAGTTTGACCTATAAATTGTTTATCACCTTCTATATAAGATTTCGGTGTTATTAATGCCATATTAAACTCCTACAGAATCAATTAAATCCCAAGTGGTATTATCCTCAAAATCAATTCCATTTAAAGCACTTCTACTCTTCTGATACTGTCCAAGTAAAACACCATAAGCATCATCATAAGATGCTACATTTTCCATTACTTTTGTTACTAATTCTTCTATTGTAATACCACGACCTTCTGCAATTTTAGTTAATAAAGGTGTATCAATTGTATTATCATTTGTAAAATCAATTGCTTCTTTTCTTTGTATTGCCCAAGATTTAACTTCGTCTTCCAAATAATCACTTTGAAGTTGTTTAACAGAACCTTCAAATTTATCTTTGATTTGTCTTGTTTTTACCTTCACCATATCTTTAAGAACTTTTAAAGCATCTTCATCAGAAGTAAATCTTTCTTTCACTTCAAAATTAGCAATGTAAGAACCATCAATATTATCTACCGTAGTAAAAGTCGCAATTTGTCTCCAAGTTACTGTCGGTCTATTCGATATTGTATCAACCTCAACCGCATCTTCAGGAATTTCTTGGTTTAGTCTATCATCAAATCTATAAGGAAAATTTAAAACATTTCCCTCTGTATCTATTTGTGCATATGTCATATATTATCCTTTTTTATTATTTATTTACAAATAATTCTTTCAAAATGTGTATCGTAAGTTTCAGGTAATTCGTAGATGTATGCTGACCCTGAATTAGAACCTAAATCATCATCACTATATACCCCAATAACAATTCTACCTGAACCAACTGAAGCTGAACCACCATAATAATCATTAAGTGCTCCATCATAAGCAGTTAGTTTAGTTATTAGATTTCCATCTAGGTCATAAACATATGTTGACCCTGAATTAGAACCTAAATCATCATCTTGATATGCTCCAATAACAATTCTGCCTGAACCTACTGATACTAAAAACCCATACCGATCATCATCTGCTCCATCAAAAGCAGTTAGTTTAGTGATTAAATTACCATCTAAATCATAAACATAAGCAGAACCTGAATCTGTACCTTTATCATCATCACGCCATGCTCCAATAACAATTCTACCTGAACCAACTGCTACTGAAGCACCATAATAATCATCAACTGCTCCATCATAAGCAGTTAATTTGGTAATTAGATTGCCATCAAGGTCATATACATATGCTGACCCTGAATTAGAACCTAAATCATCATCTAGATATGACCCAATAACAATTCTACCTGACCCTACTGCTACTGAATAACCATAATAATCAGCAGATGCTCCATCAAAAGCAGTTAATTTAGTTATTAGATTACCATCTAAGTCATAAACGTATGCTGAACCTGAATCAAAACCTTTATCGTCATCATAATATGATCCAATAACAATTCTACCTGAACCCACTGCTACTGAACGACCATAATAATCAGAAGCTGCCCTATCATAAGCAGTTAATTTAGTTATTAGATTACCATCAAGGTCATAAACATATGCTGAACCTAAATAATTATCATCACGATATGCTCCAATTACAATTCTATTTGAACCCACTGCTACTGAACGACCATGATAATCATAACCAGCTCCATCATAAGCAGTTAGTTTAGTGATTAAATTACCATCAAGGTCATATACATATACTGAACCTTTAAAACCATCATCTCCGTATGCTCCAATAACAATTCTACCTGACCCTACTGCTACTGAATAACCATAATAATCAGAAGCAGCTCCATCATAAGCAGTTAATTTAGTCACACTTCCAAGAATATCCGTAACTTCATCAAAACTACTATGTAACAACCCACCATCATTGATTATTTTAAAACCACTTGAATCTATAAATGCCATTAATGTCTCTCCCAATCTTGTAAATCATACGGTGTTATACATGCTGAAGGTGTTTCGTAGACGTATGCCGAACCTCTATTATTATCTTGATATGCTCCAATAACAATTCTACCTGAACCAACTGAAACTGAACGACCATATTGGTCATTAGCTGCTCCATCTGTACCAGCAGTTAATTTGGTTATTAAATTACCATCAAGGTCATAAACATATACTGAACCTGAATTATCACCATCATCATCATCTTGAATTGCTCCAATAACTATTCTACCTGAACCCACTGAAACTGAATAACCATAATTATCACTAGCTGCCCCATCTGTACCAGCAGTTAGTTTAGTTATTAGATTTCCATCTAGGTCATAAACATAAGCAGAACCTGAATCAGTATTACCATTGTCATCATCTCCATATGCTCCAATAACAATTCTACCTGAACCTACTGATACTGAAGTACCATAAAAATCATAAGCTCCTCCATCATAGGCAGTTAGTTTAGTGATTAGATTTCCATCTAAGTCATAAACATAAGCAGAACCTGAAGCATCACCATTATCACCATCATAAGATGACCCAATAACAATTCTACCTGAACCTACTGATACTGAAGTACCATAAGCATCATTTTCTGCTCCATCATAAGCAGTTAGTTTGGTTATTAAATTACCATCTAAATCATAAACATATGCTGAACCTTTAGCAATTTCATCACTATATGCTCCAATTATAATTCTACCTGACCCCACAGAAACTGAATTACCATAAGTATCATATTCTGCTGCATCAAAAGCAGTTAGTTTAGTTATTAGATTACCATCTAAATCATAAACATAAGCAGAACCTTGATAAGGAATTCCATCATCATCATAATATGCTCCAATAACTATTCTACCTGAACCAACTGATACTGAATTGCCATACCTATCAAGAGTGTCCCTATCATAAGCAGTTAGTTTAGTGATTAAATTACCATCCAAGTCATATACATATGCTGAACCTCTACTAATATCATCTGTATATGACCCAATAACAATTCTACCTGAACCCACTGAACCTGAATTACCATATCTATCAGCATTTGCTCCATCATAAGCAGTTAGTTTATTCACATTACTAGGTAAAGTAGTTATCTCTCCACTTCCATACAAATAAGGAATACCATCAATAGTAGTTACTGCTTTGCCTTTACTCATAAACGACATAATAACTCCTTATTGAATTTCTTCTAAAGAAAATTTGAACTTTTTCCCATTTTTATTGTTAATGATGTAAAGATTTTCTTCACCCTCTTGAATAGTCCAATCACCTTTAGTACCGTCAATATCATTGCCTTGTTCTTTATAATCGTTACTAAGATGTAAGTCTCCAGTATAGATGTTTTGCCAAACATAAGTTGGAGACCCAATATCGTATGTATCAGTAGTAGAAGGAATAATATCTTGAGCAACAGCAGATAAATCCACACCACCAGCACCGCCTGAAGACACTACCCAAGATGACCCATTCCAAGCATATGTTATATTGTTAGCGGTATATGTATATGAACCATCTATAGGTGTATTTTCATCTGTTGGTAGGAAATTTAAAGCTGCCATTTTATATTACCTCTTCTTCTATTATTTGATTTGGATTTACTGGAAATACTACATTATAAGGAAATCCTTCTTGTTGTGGAACATCCCTTAATGCTTGTCTATAAGCTCTTAAAGCACTTGCATCTTGTCTATTATCTTCTGCTCTATTTATAAGTATATCAGCTTCATCGATGAGATAATCTCTTTCTGTCCGTACTTTATTTGCTTCTTTGTATTCCATTTGTCTATTATAGTTTTCTGTATCATCTATAATATTCCATTGTCCATCTTGCCAAGTTATATACTCATATACTTCACAAGTTGGTTTATCTTCTACTTCTACATAACCAGCATCTAAGATTTCTTCAGCAGTAAATGTAGTTTTATCTGTTCTTGTTGTACCATCAGAAAGTCTAATTCTATTTGGTAATTCTTTTGGGTATCTACCTTTATAACTATATAACATTTTTATTCCTTATTCATAATTTAACGTTAGTATATACCTAACTGCATAATCTCCAGATACTCCACTACCATTTGGTCTTATTTGCAAATTAGCAGATGTATCAGATGAAGTCATATATTGAAGTACATTACCATTAAAAACCTGAGTAAAAGTACCAAACGAGCTCGTACCAGTTTGATTATTAAATAAAACATTACCGTTAAATTTAACCTCTATGTGCTCATACCTCATAAATAGAAATGTCGAATCCTTTAGTGCTCCTGCTGCTGATGCTACCAACGTAGCAGAGACAATCGTAGCACCAGTTGGTATATTAAAATCTAAAGTATATGATGCAGTTGTTGTTCCTGTTGTGTTTACTGTATAGTCCAACACTACACTTCCTGGCTGGATACTATTAACCCATTCACCCTTTTTATGAAATTCAGTTGTGCTTCTCAGATTCCAAATTCCAGGTGATGTTGTATAATCAAAGTCTTTTACAGTTGGTTCTTCAGTTTCATATTCTGGAAATCTTTCATACACTTTATCGGCTATTTCTGTTCTACGAAGTTCTTCTTTAACCCGTTCAAAGTTTATTTTTCTATATGAACCATATCTACTCATTGTTTATCCTTATGATACTTCAATAATAACACCAAATATCGGCTCGTCAGCAATACCTGTCCAAGTGAATGTATTAGTATTTAAAGGAGTGCTTGTAGTTGTAGCATAAGATAATGTACCACCTCCAGAACCAGGAGTTGTGCCAAAAGCTAATGTATTCTGGTTATCATTAAAATCTGTTGGATAACTACTTATACTAACAAAATCATCATCAACATAAGCAACAGCAATAAATATTTTATTACCACTTGAAGGTGTTACAGACGGAAGTGTAATACTACTTGCTAACAAAGTTAAATCTGTTGTAGCATATCCTGTTGCTTGTGTTGCATTTCTGATTATAGTGTTTAAAAATATTCCATTTGTTGTATCACTAGGGTTTACACTTATGGTGCCAGATGATATATCAGATTCTGTTAATATTTTATAGTAAGCAACATTCGTCCAATTACCGTCACCAATATAAGATGTTCCATAAACATCTGTAAATCCAGTTGGTGCAGGAAAGGTACTTGTATTACCGTCTGCAGAATGTTGTATTATAAGTAAATCCCCAGCGACAGCATTAGCATTTATATTAATACTTGTTGAAGAAGCTACTGATTCAATAGATACAATGGTAGGTTTAACTATTTCAATACTATCAATAACACTTGATAATTTCCAAATGCCTGAGTTTTTATAGTTTCCGTATATTGTTGTTTCAGCTGTTGTGTCACCTAAACCATCAGCAGTGTTTGTGGATGGGAATGCTCTATTACCACCGTAGATAATACGAACAGCACCACCAGCACCAGGACCATTTTCATTTGTGTTTTCAGCACCACCACCTCCACCACCGTAGTTACCACCGGTGGAAGGGTTTGAAGTTGAACCAGTGGATGCTGAACCAGCAGACCCCCCTGAACCTCCTCCACCAGGGCCACCGTTTGCTCCGTTATAAGAACCACCTGAACCTGATGAACCTTCACCTTGAAGACCTACACCACCACCAGCACCAGCGGCATCAGCACTTCCACCGGCACCACCACCTCCACCACCACCACCGGAACCCGATGAGCCTGATGTATTGATTGGAGCACCATTACCACCATTACCTGAATAACCACCAGCACCACCACCACCAGTAGCATCAGTTGTACTGTTACTGTTTAATGCGTTTCCACCATTACCACCACCGTCACCTACATATGAACCTCCTGCTCTTGTAGATGTAGATCTAGTGACACCACCAGTTCCACCAAAACCAGCAACTGTAGACGTATCTATGAAATATGAATTTCCTCCATTAGGTGCGGAGAGACCAGTAGTTGTTGAGTTTAGAACAGCACCACCTGAACCTACAACAACTGTATAAGAGTTTCCCGGTACAACTGGAATATTATTTTTCCATCCGAGACCACCCCCGGCACCACCGTTACCACCGGAACCATTTGATGATGTACTACCACCACCTCCACCAACTGCAACAACGCATACTGAATAACAATTGGCAGGTGCGGTCCATGAGTAAGTGCCAGGTGTAGTATATTGTACTTCACCTCTTGCTACTGTACCTATACCAATATAAGAATACTGCTCTGTACTGGCAAAATCCATTGTTTGACCAATAATACCGCCATTATCAAAAACTGATTGCATAAATTACCTTATGAAATTTCTTCGTATGATACAACTGCTTCTAAGTCACCATTTGCACTTGCAAGAACTCTAATACTATCATTCTCTTCAAGATATACAGAAGTATCTTTACTAATAACAACCAATGAAGCATCTGCTGGAACAGTAACTGTACTTGCAAGTCTTAATTGTGTTGATTGGTTTTTGTAAATTTCTACAGATACATCACACGTACTTGTACCATCAACATTTGCTATAATTAATGAATTAACTTTAATAATTTTTCCTGAACCTGAAGTATTTGTTAGTAATGCTGTATTTGTAGTAGTAACAGCTTGTCCTGTTACTTTACCTAAAATGTTAGTTACATTTACTATATTTGGATTTGCCATTTATTATCCTTACCAGTCTTTTGTTTTATTTATATATTTATCTACTACTGTCATTATACCATTTTCATCCTGAACTTCTTCTGTTTTTTTGGTAATAATGTTGCCATTTATTCTTCTTATCCGAATACCATAGCCATTGCAATAGCTTTCCCTGTAGTTACAGGTGTAGCCCACTCTGTATCATAATCTGTTTCACTTGCTTTTGCAAGAACTTGACCTGTTGTTCCCCCAGCAGGTACACCAACACCATCAATTCCATCAATTCCATCTGCACCGTCTATACCGTCTGTACCATCAACCCCATTAATAGCAACAAAAGCATCAACCCACTGAGAAGTATCACCATCATTATAATAAACTTTTAATTTACCTTCTTCACTATTCCACCATAAATCTCCTGCGGATGCAGAAGTTGGAGGGGTTGTATCAATTGTTACGGAAGCGCCGCCTGTAGCAGCAGTAGTTTGTATTGTGTTATCGGGAAATTTTATCCCGTGCTTTACCTTAAATTCGTTTGCCATGTCGTTTCACTCTCCACGATTAAAATGTGAGGGAAGAAGTCCCTCGCTGTATTATTTACACAGTAATAAGTGTTCTTTGTACCTTAATTATTGCTGAAGTGCTTGATCCCATAGTGACTACAAGCTCGGCATTGGCACCATTGATTTGAGATGTAAAATTACAAAGAGTGCCATTTGTTTCAAGAACAGCATATTCAGTCATATAAGTCGATGTTCCATTATGAATAACCATGATTTCCGATACTTGATAATTTGTACCTTGTGTTACTTGAATGACATATTTACAAGATCTATAACTTGCAATAGCAAATGTATCTATCGCCGTTTGTGATGTAGATGCAATAGTTGCATTAAGACCATCGATTCTTGCATCAACCGCGGTAGTATCACTGAATGTAATACCAGCATCATTTTGCATATTGATTGTAGTTGAGGTTACATTACCTCTTGCAGTAACAGTTGCTAGTGTATCAGATTCTGTAGTTGATGAACTAATTGTAATATTACCACTTGCATCTGAAGTTACAGTTGTTCCACCAGCACCGATAATTTTATGAGCACTTGTGACAGTAGAATCTTCAAGGTGATTTAAATACACATTGCCGTTTGTTGCAATCGCATTGGTAGTAGCTGTATTACTAGCACCTACAATATTTTTAGATGTTTTTTCCGTAGGTAATTGAGGAAGTGTTACTGTCTTTACATTAATCCCAGTTACGTGACCTGTTGTATTTGTCGTCACAGAATCAACCGCGGTAAATGTTCCGCCGTGTGTCGGAGATGCACTACTTGTTGCATCACTTCTTGTTGTATTATTATGAGAAATAGTTAGTATATCATCTGCGGTAAAGTTAGATGTAATATATGTACCACTTGCAATTTGAAGTGTGTCGTGAGATGTTATTGTGTAAGAAGTCGTATCACCATCTTGAATCGTCCAATAGTCATAATTATCATATTCTGTAGGTAAAGGAATATTATAAAAATTTGTACCATTGTTTGTAAATGTCCATCTTGCAGCACTTTCATCCCATAATAAAGATACATTAGAAAGCGTTCCTCTTTCAATTTCAATACCACCATCTTCTGTTGGTGTTGAACCTGTATAATTACTGTTCAATGTGATAAGATTATCAGCAAGATTAATTGTTTCAGTATTAACTGTTGTTGATGTCCCAGAAATAACAAGGTTTGTTACTTTAAGTGTTTCTGTCGAAGGGTTATATTTAAGATTTGAATGTGAATAACCAGTTTGTGCACCTGAAGCACTAGCAACGGTTGTGATGAATCTGTCATTGTTTGTTGCATCAGCAGATATAGATTGAAGTGTATCGGTGTTATTATCAGCTGGAAGGGTTATTGTTTTAGTATTTACAGCCGTGATGTGACCTGTTGTACTTGTTGTAATACTATCAATCGCTGTAAAAGTTCCGCCATGCGCTGGGGCAGCAGTACTTGTATTATTTGTTCTTGTTACGTTATCGTGATTGAGTGTAATTGATACATTGTCAGAATCATTTGCTGTAAATGTTCCACTTCCAGAAATCATTGTCCCACCAGCAACTGATAATATACCATCATTAACTATCGGTAAATCTGAAGTTAATGCAACTGTACCGTTTGCATTTGGAAATGTAATTGTTCTGTCAGCTGTAAGTGTTGTTAGTGGTAGAGATAATTTGAAATTTGAACCGTTATCATCAATTTCAAGTGTTTCAACAATTTGACCGTTATTATTGAAAATGTCTTTAGTCCCGATACGCAATCCGTCTTTAATTTTGAATGCCATTTGTTATTCCTTTATATTATTTATATTTTTATTTATATGAATTTTCTAAATTTAAAAACATAATTTGAAGCTGAAGCATTGCTATAGTTCGAATATATTTGTAGTTTTAGATTATCACCATCAAGATCTGCTGTTCTATATGTTCTTAGATATAGACCAGCATCACTTGAACCTCCTGCCCTATGAAGTTGAATTTCATCAGATGGAAGTTCCTGAGAAGTGTTCGTGTCACCCGCATACCAACTCATTATTCCAGAATAGTATTCATTCATATTTGATCCTCCTGCTGAAGTATCATTTGCATATAATTGAAGGATATATGTTCCTGTTCCAAGGTCAGTATATTTTATACCAGTATCTTGCCAATCTGTTGTTAAAGTTATTGATTTTGTAAAAGTTGTAACCGGGTCAAAATTATCAACATACTGTTTTGTTGCTGCTTGTAAATCTTCAGTTGGATCGGCTGCTAAGGTTAATGCACCAGTCATAGTATCACCAGTGACATTTACATAATCAGCATCATGGTTATGATCATCAATAGTTTCTAAAGCATGTTGAACATTTGTATCAGCACCAGATAAAATTCCATTAAAATTTGTTGTATCTATTAAAATATCTTCTGCTAAATCTGAAGGTATCACACTAACTGGAACAGGAAGTTGTGTTCTTACCGGTGATGCTCCACCAAATTGGAAATTATATTCTGAACCCGTATTTCCAAGCATATTAGCATAATATTTTATAACAACCCTATCTGTGGATACCCAATCACCATCATTAAGTTGAGTAGATGCAGAGAATTGATAATAATTACTATCAACTGGATTTACAGCACCAGTTGTAGAACTTGTGGCAAGAAGTGTTTCAGTGCCTGTACTTTCTCTTCTATAAATTTCAAAATAAAATTCAGCATATTGTTGACTGTTACCTGCAGTTTTTGCAATATTACCAATAGTAGTAATATTAACAATTCCTGGATTTCCGGTAAATTGATTTGCATCAGAAATAAGACTTGCTATTAACTGTGCAGATGAACTAATAGTTCCAGTCCCAACATCTACAGCAGTACTATTATAATCACTATCACCTGTACTAGAAACTTGTCTAAAATAACCTGTAACATCTGATTCTACTGTAGTTGGATATAATACAATGTTAGAAGATAGTAATGAAACATCTGCCTTGCTTAAAGATAATTCATCCAAAGCACCTTTAACATTTACAGACATTAAATCTGCATCGTTATTATCATAATTAATATTTGAAGAAGTTAGATAATAGCTAGGAAGTTCACCACCTAATTTTTGAGAATCTTCAGAATCATCTACAACCCCACTAAGATTTGTATCATAAGTGGTTTTAAGCATATCACCACCAGCAAGTGATTGTATATCAGATTCTGTAACTAGTTTATTTGATGAGGTAACAGCTGTTAGAACATTATTCTGTGTTATTACTTCTTTAACTGTATCAAAAGCTACCCAAAGCTTTTCATCAGTTGAGTTCATACACATCTCACCTGATACTAACCCAGCATCAGCATAGCTTCTACCGGCTACTGCCGTTCTCTTTAATTTAATTGTTTGTGACATTACTTACCCTTGTGTATATACACAGATAACTTTGTAATTCTATTAAGTAATAAAATTACAAAATTTTTTTATATAAAAATTCCCCCTATATAGGGGGAAAATAATCTTAGAACTCACCACCGTCAACTATGTTAACAGAAAGAGTATCTGAAGAAATAATAATACTTGTTCCATCAACATTAACATCAAGAATAGGAGCAGTAGCAGTTCCACTATTAGAAAGACCAGCACCAGCACCAACTGAAGTTACAACTCCACTATTAAGTTTAGTGTAAAGTGTTGGAGAAAGTAAACCAGCATTTGTACCATTTGCTAATGGAATAGTTGCATCTGTACCTGTACTAGAAGTTACAATACCATTAGTAGGAGATGCTGTATAACCTAAATCAGTAATACCATCAGTTGTACAAGTAACAGTAATAGTATCTGCATCTGTTCTTGTAATTGCCATACCTGCACCAGCAACAAAATTAACATTATCAGTACTTGCATCAGAACCAGTTAATCTAACAGCTGCACCACCGGTAGCAGTTTCAGCAGATACAGAATATGTAGTATCTGTGTTATCACTATCAGGGAGTGTTACTGTTTTTGTATTAACAGCAGTAATATGACCTTCTGCACTTGTTGTGATACTAGAAACTACATCGAAAGACCCACCAATTGCAGGATTTGATGCAGTATCAGTTCCATCATTTCTTGTTACAGAATCATGGTTAACTTGGCCTCCAGAAATAGTAATAACATTACCGCTTGAAAGAACGTCAGCAGTATCAAGAATACGTCTTGAGCTAACACCGTCATTAACTACCCAATAATCATTAGTTTCATCCCATACAAGTGAAACATTAGCTGAAGTACCTCTTTCAATTTCGATACCACCGTTTTGTGAAGGGGCTCCAGCTTCATCAGCGTTAAGTAGGATAACTGCATCACCAATATTTACTTCATTTGAATTAACAGTAGTAGTTGTACCAGAAACTGTTAAGTTACCACTAATTACAACGTTTTGTGTAGGATTGCCAGAACCGTCAACTTCATAGTGTACATAAGCAAGTTCTTGCCCACCAGCAGTGCCGTTACCAACAAATAATCTTAAGTTATCTTTAGTATAAAAGATAACGCCTTCCGCTGGGCTTATCCCTGAACGGTCTGTTTCTAAACCTCTTAAGAGTTTAATAGTTTGTGACATAATTTACCTTTATTTTAAAATTTAATAGACCCCACAGTCAATTATGAGGTTATCAATATAATTTTTTGTCACTAAAGAATGACTACTAACAATTTTGTCGTTTGATAATGCTGGAGCTAGGATAGTACCATCATAATAAACTTCAATTGCATTATACCTGTTGCTTGTATCCGAACCAATACCTACCTCAAATATTGTTCCTGTTTTATTATCGTTGTATAAACCTAAAGTAGTTTGATAATTATTGTCTGCTCTTGTTCCTAAACCTACTGAGAATGAATAATCTCCAGTAGCACCATTAGTATTATCGTTATCAAGTGAATAACTTAAATCAATAGACTGATTTCCTATATTCCCATAATACTCAGGATTTCTTCCTCTTAGTCTCCATCCAATGTTTAAACCTTCAAGGAGTCTTTCAAGTTCTGAAGGAGATGAACCATTAGCCGCTGTAAGTCTTACGTAAATACTACCAACAGTATCATCTATTAAAAGTGCTAAACCAGCCTGTAAAAATAACCCTGAAGTTGGCTCAACATTAGTTAAAGTACCATTTGTAGTGTCAATGTATAGTTTATCCTTACTACTAAACCCAGAAGTATCTAGGTCAGTTACTTTTCCTAAAGATGCTACTTTTCCTACACCATCTGGTTCAATTTCAGTGGTAGTAAGCCCTAAAATATATGAAGGGTCAGTTGTAGTAGCTGGAGCAACTTTTATAAGTCCAGTATCTTCATCAACACCTGTTATCATTACAACGATACCATTTATAATTGTTGAAGAAGTATCATTTATAACAGTGTGTAAAACTTCGTGCCCAAGTTGTAAGGACTCTCCTGATACTGCTAAGTTAATAGTATCTTCAATCTCGTTATATGTTAATGTTCCTTGGTCTTCAGGGCCGCCAACTATTTGTAATGAACGTACTTTGATAGGTATTATTTCTTCGCTTGCCCATGTTACTTCATTAATTACCAATGTCGGCCTCCTTTCATATATTAATTACTTTATTATCGTATAGCCTCTCTTTTAAAAACACATCCCAATGTGTATTATGATAAGGCTTCAGTACATTTTAAATATACATTAGTTCCATCACAGAAATACTCAATCCAATATGTTCCTGCTGTATTTATTGTTGTTAAAAAATTTGAGTCTACTAAAATAGATGCACCTAATGTAATAGTACGAGGGGTTGTATTAACTAATATAACTGTACCAATTTGTCCAGATGCACTAGCAATATTTGTGAATGTTAATGCACCATTTGCTGTTGGAGTACACTTAAAATTATTTTTACTGTTTAAGTCAAAACTTAAATCATTATCTGTTAGTAATGTTCCTCTTTGGGGAGCTGAGAAAGTGTGTGCTGTAGCGATAAAATTAGTAAATAATGTATTTATTTGAGTTTGTGTATAAACTTTACCCCAATTTGTATTAAGAATTTGTCTCCAAGCAGTAGCCCCTATTTCTAAAGTTTCTATCCCATTTGCTAAGATTGCCATTTTATTTCCTTTTAATTAATATTATAATGTAACTGGGTAAGGGCCAGTCCAAGTAAGATTTGCTGTTGTAGCCGCTGCATTAGAAACAGTATGAAGCAATGTCCAATTTACACCATCGTTAGAACCATATAAATTCCAGTCATCAGGGTTTCTACTAGTATTAGTTGCAGTATCGTTACCAGTTGCCCAGTTATAACCATTAAAACTAACAGGTACTGACATATCCATTACTACAGACACCGTTGGAAGTTGATTAAAGTTTACTTTTGTAGTTAAACTTCCATCAACTAATTTATCAGGAGATTCTCCTGCTATGTAAGTATTTGTTGAAGTTGCTATTGAACCTGTCATTAAAATATCATTATTATCTAATAATAATTTAAACTCTGATATTTGACAATATACTGTTGAGTTACTTACCTTACCAGTAATTTCCCACTTTATATATCTATAAGATACAGTTACTTTTTCTTGTAAATCAGCTGGGGTAACCACTACAGAAGTTCCTTGACTTTCATAAGAACCTAATTTAGTTTTTATTAAGTAAGTTCCTACAGAAGTAATTGGGTATGTTATAAATGTTTCATAATTACTAGGAGTTACTGTTCCAAGCAATGTACTATTTTTATAAACATTAAATATACCCTCAACATTGCCTTCATCTTGTCCTGATAAAATAGTATCACAGTTTCTATAGTTAGCACCACTTAATCTTACACAAGGACTCCAAATCAATTCACCTGCAACACATCGTAATGAATTTACAGTATATGGTGTATCAATTTCACCATTGTATGTATAGTTTACTGTAGTTTCTTCAGATTGTGTAAATTGGTTTTCTGCATAAACATGGAAAGTAGGGGTTAATGAATAAAAAGATACTACTGGTAACTCATTAGGTGCTATAGGACATAACCAAAATGCTTCACCAACAGTATGAGTAGTTCTATCATTCTGTATTCCTCGTACTATACCAGTTATCTCAAAAGTATTATCGGAAACTTCAGTCATTGTTTGAAAACCTATTGCTTCATCACCCCAATAAGCTGCATATACAAGCCTTTGAAGGTCAGAGTCAGTTCCTGCAATATTATAAAAGTCACCATCAGTATTTTCTACTGTTAGAACTACACTTCTATCTACTTCTCCATTATCAAGTGTTTCTATGTTTGTAACTGTAGCATATTTCCACTCTTCAAATTGCATTGTGTCCTCGGTTACTTCATACCCTACCATGTTACGAACAGCAGAACTAACCCCAGGGTATGTAGCAGCTAGATGAACACCTTTAGTAGTAGTATTTTCTGGAGTACATGGAAATGCTTTTACCCTGTTAGGGACTGAATTTAACTCATATTGAGTAGACATTGTAAGTGTAACATTCGGTGTCCATTCAATTGCTTGTGAGAATGAAAATATATCTTCAATAGCTTCAATAGTTAAGGAACTATCTCTTACAGCATCCCCAGTTATTTTAGTAACCCTAAAAACAATCTCACTATCCCCAGTTAAATAAGTATCATTAAATAAAAACGTAGAACCGAGAGTATAATCTGGTAAATCAATAGGACTAATCTTAAAAGATATTTCTGCAAGTGGATTAGACATTTTAGTAAAATAAAGATTTGCTACTTGAGAAAAAGCCTCTTCAGTATTTATCATAGATAAATCTATCTCTTGACTTTTTATAAACCCAGATACATCTAAAGCTGCAGGGTTTGATAAAGTAAGTGTATCAGACTTTGGTACTGATGTTGATGTAATATTTGAGTACTTAAATACAAAAGTATTAGGTAAGTCAGCTCTTGTTCCTCTAGAGAATTTAATATTAGAAGTCATATCAACAGTTACTAATGGAAGGTCATCGATAGTATAATCTGCTCTAAACAGCTTAAATACATATTTATCTGTTGTATAGTTATAGTATAAAACACCAGTAACATATCTTAAAATTTCTTGAATCCAATCTTTAATAGGCTTTGCTGAAGTTATAAGAATATTTAACCCTAGTTTCTCATTATATAAAACTTCTGCTGCATAAGTGAAAGAGTCTTCGTCAATTTTACTTTTATTTACTCTTAATAAAGTTACTAAAATATCGTATAATATATACGCTGGATTGGCATTATGTATTTCAAGTACTTTAACATCATAATTTTCTTGAGCTTGTTCTGAAAATAAATTAATTACTGTTTGTAATAATGAAGATACAACGGCAGTGCCTGAATTATTATATGTATAGTTTATTTCTTCCCCATCCTCATTTACTGAAGTAATAACATGCTTAGTCCCAACAATGTCATAATATGAGCTATAATTAGGTAAAGATGAAGCTGACTCGATATTTATTCTTTTTACTAAAAATCCATACTGAGGGATACTTCTTACATTATCTCCTATAAAAACCTGTGGAAATACTGTATATGCTACATTTTTATAAATTAAGTCTAACCCTGTTTTACTCTCCATATAACTATCTGGTGAAGTTTGGTCTCCAAAATAATTAATAAAAGTGGATGGCCCATTTCCAGAACCACCAACCTCAGAAGTAAGACCAGTTTGTGCTCTAATTGTTGCTCCGTTTGATGAAACAGTCCCTGACCACATTTTAGTTTCATTTAAGTAAAAACCAATTATCTCATCTAACTCCTCACACAAAGCATAAGAAAAATCTAAAAAGTAGGCATAACCAATTGTTTGTTTTTTACTACCCATTACTTACCACCAGATTTAATTGCTTTTGATTTTAAATTATCATACCAAATACAATTTCCCTTTATGTAAGTTGTTCCATATACTTTTGGAACTACTTTTGAGTTAGTGTTATCTGGTATTTGAAAATCTTCAAGAGTAGCAGGAGACATTGCCAAGTCATTAGGTACTGGCATAAAAATATAAGCTACAATTAATAATGCAGCAGTAATATAAAATAAAGGCATTATATTGACTCCAAAGAAGGATTTTTAGGCGGAACTAATGGAAATCCACCGAAATTAGTTTTATTATTAAATTTTACTGAGCAAGTACTATATGATTTATCACAACCTTGCTTTAAAGAAATTACTGATGGTGTTTGGGTTATTCTAGTGTCAAGGTATAATACACCCCCAGAATCATGCTTTAGTATATATGCTGTTTCTGTATTATTAGTTGTAAGTACTCCTCCAGTATATAAACCAGTACTTCCCGCTATTGATGGTACAGTTACAGCATTTTGACTTCCTGCAACAGTAAACTCAGTTATATTAGTGGTATAGGCAGAGGAGCTTAATCCGCAATTACCATCATATAAGATAAAAGGACAACTTGTACTATAAGTACGATAAGGAACTTCACTATCAAAAAACACCTCTTTCTTTTTAAATTTTAAATCAACTTCAAATCTTTCCCTATCAAAGTCCAATTTAACTAATATTCCACTAAATATTTCTAAACCACTCGCATAATCATAAATATTTAAGAATAACTCTGCACTAGGGGCGTATAATACAAATTTAGTAAAAGGGTCAGTATCTAGCTTAGTTGTAACTCTAACTTCAGAATCAGTTAACTCCATAGTCAACTCAGTTCTTGCAAATGATGAGGCTGAGTAAATATACCCATTATACTCTATATCATCAGCAGATGCAGCATATCTATATGTTAGTCCTTGGTAAGTTACTTTATACAATTCCACTTTATATCCCTGTTATAGCTGTATCAAACTATAATCGTTGTATAGCTCTATTATATTTAATTTAACCGATGATTTATTAATATCATCTAAGTCAAAACTAATAGTATCTGTATCTAATCTACAAAAGTATAAAAACTGTGCATTAAGACATGAGCTAGTACTTAACCCATCTGGTAACGGAGTATCAAGTACGATAACATCACAAGTACCGTATGTTTCATTTACTTTACTTTCACAAGAAGTAATTACCCCAAAGTAGTTATAATCAGGTAAGTATAAAATCTTTGTAACCTGATTTAATGCCATTGCTGCGAATGAATTTTTTATTACTAAAAAATTTTCTCCACCTATAGGTTGTTCAGCTATTGATAGTTCAGGAATAAAAGAAGGAAATAAAAATGATTTGTATTTACCTTTTAAGGTACTAAACCATGACTTTAAAGCTAACCTATCGTAAACGTCGTCTTGTTTTAAAGTTACTGAAAATTTCTTATAAGGGTTCTTATCAGATATTCTGTACTGCTTTTGAAATTCTTCACCAGCTACTACATACTTATGGTCTAAAACTTCACTAACACTATCAAAAATTTCAAAAGGAAACATTGTTTTTGAAAGAATAGGCAGAACTTCAATAGGTAAATCTACATAAGCTGTGTCTGATGGAGACATCCATGTTGTATTAAGAGTTGCAGTAGTTGTAGGTCCAACCATTCTTACTCTTATGGTATTAATGCCAATAGGAAGCGTTATTGCCCCAACTCCACTATTAAGAGAAGAAAATGCTACATATTCTCCATTTACAAAAATATCTGCCCTTACATTAGCTCCAACTATTACTTTAAAGTAATATTCCCCATGCTCTACAATATTTATGTCAGACTCTAAAACTGCAAATACTGATGAGGGTGTATTAAGATAATCTGTTGTAACAATATTCAAAGAATCTACATAAAAATTACTTGCTAATAAACTATTACGTTGATAAGTAGTCTGTATTTCATCCATTCCGTAATAAGTATTAGGTAAGGTATATCCCGATGCATCATAGTATTTAATAAAAAATCTTTTCATTATAATTCTTTCAAGTTCATACTAATATTTTGACCAGCACCGGTAATATATGCTCTTGACATAGAGGTATTTGGTGTTCCTAATATAAGAGGAAGGATAAAACTATTATTATCAACTGTAACGTTTTTATTTATTACGAGGTAATTATCTAATACATTTACAATTTTTGCTAAAATTGCTGTATACTCATCTAGATAAATACCTATAAAATCATCAACATTAAATACTCCATAATAAGTATCACAAGGTATTAGTGAGCTATTTACAACTGAGTCTGTTGTTTTTGTAGCAAATGCCCATAGTGGTTGGTACATTGCTTCATACATACCAAAATATACTGTATTTTGTACAAACATACTATCCCTAATAGACCCTGAAGTAATTGAGTATTTAACTTCTCTTTTTGGTTTATTAGAAACAAATGTTCTTTTTTCTTTACCAGTAGTAGTAGTAAATATATTAGTTTTAAAAGAGTAAGATTCTGAGTAAGTATTTTTATTTGGTTGATACGTATATATAATCGTAGGTGAACGCTCTACTTCTACCCACCAATAAATACTTGCTACATCAAAGTTAAAATAAATATTTCCACTTACAGACTCATCTCCATCCATTAGTGATGCTGTAATATAAACAGTTACTGACGTATTTGCTGGTATTTCATATCCTGGTGTTAGCCCAGAAACTTCTAACCCATAGGTAGAAGGAATATCAAATGAATCAAAATAAATTGACTCTAATCTTTTATTTATAATAGTTACTTCAATAACTTTGTCAGCTGTTATACTCCCGTATAATAAGTTTCTATTCCCAGGAACAGTAAAAATTTCATTTGCAGATAGATTAGTTAGAGTATCACCATTAAAAATATAACTAGTATATTCTTCTTGAGTAGACGTTGTAAATTCAAGTCCAGCTATAACTCCAGTATAATACGTTGGAGAGATGGTTGTACCAGTACTACTAGTTATAGTACCTGCTACGCCAGCATAATAATCAATAGTAGTATTAAATACTGAAGGAGTTTCCTCCATTACATAATTAGTATTACTATCTTCTAAAATTTCTCCAGGAGTAGTAATATAAGCATTAACACCCCCAGGTTCAGATACAGAGTAAACAGAAGGATGAGTATTAACCCCAAGCGTAAACAATAGTGAGTCATTAACTTCTGAAGTTCTTACTAGCTCCCAATTATCAACTGCTATTTTAGAGGTATCTACTCCACCAGTAAGTGAAGTATAGAACTCAGTTGAAGGAATAACAGATAAAGACCCTTGGCTAGGTTTTTTCCAACCAACAGCAATACCATCTCCACCTCCTACTTCTTCCATCCTACAGCTAATTGAGTAGTAGTTTCCAGCTTCTAAATAAATAGTACCAGTAGCAGATGCAGGCCTACTACTATTAAATCCATGGCCACCGTAGTAATAAGCTACTGCAACCCCATTAACAATAATATCACATGCATCATCACCATCTACAGCAAAAGTATATAATCCAGTTTCATCTGCATAAATATAGCCATCTACTTTCCAAGAATAGCTCTCAGCAGGGAGGTATACTGGTTTATTTCCTGTTATACCAAGTATACTTGATTGATTAGTACTTCCCCAAAATACATTATCAGTATGTGTTCCTGTACCACCAAACGTAACCCAAGAGTTATTATCATCATAAAAAGCATCTAACTCTGCTGTAGTAGTTGGATGAGTAGTTGATGTATGGGCATACCAAGTATATGTTAGTTGTCCATTTATAAATTTAGTATATTTACTAACTTGTACATTAGTAGATATTATTGATAAATTATCAGAAGTAGAGGATAGCTCTGAAAGTCCGTCTACTTCAATACCTAAGGATAATGCTAGTAAACTAACTCCAGAGGAGGGTAATGAAGAAGACTCTATCCCTTCCGGAAATGCAATTACCGAGTAGGCCATTTATTACTCCACTGCTAAAGCGATTCTATTACTTGTATCCAAAGGAAAACTAAAATATGTTTTTGAGTTTACTGAAAGAGTTGTTGCAACTGCAGGAGTTACTCCGTAGTGTTTGAATAAATTGTGTACTGCTCCAATAGGTTTATACTCTGAATTATCTGTAACAGTTTCATTTATACCTACAACATATTGAGTTAAGTATAGTTCACCAGTATAATGATTATAACCAGCTGTGGTGTAATTACTAGGAGTAACTAAATCATTATACCCCTGAAGAGCATCTACAGAAGTTGTAGTATAATTACCATACCAACTACCGTTATATTTTAAGTAGAATGGGTTTGTCCCAGTTTCCTCTGTTGCTGTAGAATCATTATACCTTCTATACTCGGACCCAGTAGCATAAATTCCATCAGTATAGTTAAAGAACTTATCTACAACACCACTATAGAAATATCTATAAGCTTTTCCTCTATCAGTTAAGTGATTTGTATATAAACTAAAATAAAAATGATTATCATCTATAATAAATGTTAGGTATGATGGTTCTTTTTGGTGATAAAAATCTGGTACTCTCATTGTCCAAAAGTCATAAATAATATTATCATTACTTTGAATAGTCCCAGGTTGTCTATCTACTGCTAAATTTGTATCAAATCCACCATTTACATAAAATTCTAATCTACTTTTATCAATATTCCACTTAATTGAATAATATACAACAGTACCGTCTGACGTTGTTTTATGGACATATAACTCAGTTTTTCTATTACCACACGAAATATAATCTGCTGGGTTAGTGATATATATTCTAACACCTGTACAAGATACATAAGTTCCCGCACCTGATAATGCAATAATTGGGTAATTAGACGGTTTTGTAAATCCAACTCCGTATGTATATGCATAGTTAGTTCCAGCACATGTCATTGTTGGGCTACTTGCAGATACCATATTAACATAATTCCCCTCCCAATCATAGCCCCTTACTGTAGTACTCCCAGACACAGTACCAGCACTACAACCTTCTACCCAAGAAAAATCAGCTGAAAGACTTAATCCATCGAGTGCTGGGGAAGCAACGTAAGAGTAATAAAGAGCATAAAGGGAAGAGTTAATAGATGCATTACATCGTCTAAATCCGAAGTTTTTATCATCACTATCCCCCCCATTAAATGACCCAGTAGTATACTGTAGGTTATAATGATAAAGTCTATAAAGTAAACCTATACCATTATCAAATACTTCTTCAGTACTTGACTTATCTATTGTCCAACCAGCGTTTGTAAATTCTGTTTCTAAAAAATCTAAAATATTTGTTGTTGATACTTTAGCAAATAAGTAAGAATCAGTTTGATGATTAACGTACATGTATTTTCCTTAACTTAATTTAATTGCAAAATAGTGATTTCCAACAGAAACATCTCCATCAGCTAATACTACATAATCATTAGCCCCAATAGTGATAATATCTTCTACTGATGCCTGTGATGATGCTACTACATAAACACCCGTAGCAATCCCAATAGCATGAGAATTATAAGATATATTTACTGCCGCCATATATGTTGTATTTGAAATAGAAGTGAGACCACTTAATTGAGTATTAATACTACCAACCGTTGAATTAACATACCCACTATAACCTAATCTATAACTATTATTACTACTATACATTAAGCCACTTCTAAAAGACGTATTAATACTAGTCCAAAGGTATGTTGATGTTGTTGTAGTACCTGCAGTAAATACAGCATTACCATCATTCCCTAACGCAGTTATTTTTCCAATATACCCAGTTTGGTAAAGGGGTGTGCTCCTAATAGCAGTTTCATCATGAAGTTTATATGAAATACATACTCTATCTTGAGATACGACTAACCAATATTTTTTTAATGTAGTAGATATTGGGCTTACTCCTGCTAAATATTTTTTAGTGCTCTCTAGCCCAGCGGTAGTTGTAACATTTTCTGTCGTACCAAATACAGTAGTATCCATAGTATAAAGTGGACTTTTAAGTTCAATATTATTACTACTATTCATACCTATGTATATAGTTATTTTAGAACCATTTGTAGTAGTATTTGAATAGTATCCACCAGGATACGCTCCAACATTATAAGTATAATGCTCAAATACATTAGCATCTGAGGGTAAAACTTTTGTAGTTTTAAGAGATAAAGCTGTAATCTCTGTTTCAGTTAGAACTTTATCCCAAACAATTATTTCGTCATATGATGTAGTTGTAGTAGACCCATGAATTTGATAAAGGATACCATAATGCGTATAAGTACTCTCTATAGAATGTGAATTTATATACGTACCATTAATATAAAACTTAACCTCAGAGTCCGTAGTAGAATATGTAAATGTTAATAATTCCCAATCCCTACCTGTTTTATCAGCAAAATAATCATCCATACAGCGAGTAAATGTCTCAAGCCAACGTTCATTAACGGTGATAGCTGCATCTTTTCCAAAACCTAGTCTTGGCCCCATCCGTAAGGCTGCTGTATTATAAGGTCCATCAATTACTTTTGTAGGATAATATGTTGATGCTGTATCAAGCAAACAATCATCCATTTTTATCCACATAGATATTGAGAACTCAGTAGGGTATTGAGTAAAATATGCAGCGTCTAGTTCAGCTTTTGTATAATTAGTACTAGTAAAATAATTATCAGGGTTTAAACGTAACCCTATTGTATCAGAGTATTTTCCGGGTCGTGTGCTACATGAACCAGTTAAAACAATACCTCTTGATGTAGTTAAAGACCCACATGTTCCTTCTTCAAGTTTTTCCCAACCCTCTCCGGCTAGGAGAGTGTCTAAATCTGCAAACATTTCATTGAAGTTTTTTTCAACACCTACTATATATGCCACATTTTATCCTTTAACGTCTGATAGCGTTGTTAATTATTTGTCTTCCAGCTCTTGAGCTAAGGTATTGCTCAATTACTGACTCATCCATTGAGTTAACGATAACAACTTCTGATGATTGAGCTGCAGGAGCTGCAGGCTGTTTTGAAGCTTGATTAATAGCTTTTAAGTCATTTCGAGAAAGTACATACTCTCCTGTTTGAAGAATAGCTGGAACTTCATCTCTTTTCAATCCTGTTTTATTATCGTTAGTTACGTAACCCCCTGTGTGGTAAGTTTGTGCTTTAATCTGTGCAACTTGTGCCATACCTGCAGCTATTTGCCCTGCTGCAAGTACTGGACCAAGGAATGGGCCACCTTCAGCGAGTGCTTTAGTCGCACCTACATAGGTATTAACAATTGCTTGTGCAACTTGTGCTGCTTTATATACTGCAAAGGCTGCCTTACTTTTTTTGCCAGATAATAAGTAAAATGCTTCAGCTATTTGTCCCATAGCTCCGAAACCTTTTCCATATAAATCAACAGTTCTATTAAACTCTGCTTCTTTTAGTTTATTATCTTTTTCTCTAATAGCCGCTAACTCTGCGGTATGAGCTTCTTGCATTTGTAACTCAAGAGCATTAATTTCTTTTTGCATTTCAAGTTTTTTCTGCCCTTCAGCCATAGTATCAAACTGTGCTTCATACTCTGCTTTCTGTGCTGCAAGAGTATTATAATGAATTTGGTATAATCCAATTTGTTCATTAAGTTGCTTATTTAGCTCCATAGTATATAGTGTATAATCAGTATCAGACCCAGCACCAAATCCTACAACTTCTTTTTCCATTTTAGCTTTAAAAGTTAAAGCAGATATAAGTGTTTGTTTAGCTGAAACAAGACTCATCTGTGCGAGAGCATCTGTTTTTGTATATCCTGCATCTAATAATTTTTGAAGCTCATCTAATCTGTTAATTTCAGCAGTATTAACATTTGTATCATTTAAATAATCAAGTGCAGTTGCCTTCAATAATAACCTAGCATGATACTGCTCATACGTTGCTGCAGTAATTTGGTTTTGAGTAGATAAAATTTGCTTATCAATATTTGCGACATCAGTATCAACTTTTTTAATTTCAGTTTGAAGGAATTGAGATTTTTCAAGTAGCTTATTCTTTTCTAGAAGGTCTTGTTTATTAGAAGAATTATGCTTAACGATATCTTTTTCTAATTGATTTTGATCAGATAGTAACTTATTAAGGTATTGAGTAGTCTCTGCTTTACTCTTCATTAAATCATTCTGTATCCCACCTAGCTCATTTATTTTTGTAAAAGTTGTTGCATCTCCATTTTGTAGTGCAGAAAACCTAGATGCTGTTAAAAAACCTTTATTTCTTTCAACATTGTAATCTTTTTGTTGTTTTAAATGCTCCTGAGTTAAATCAATTGCCTTTTGCTCATCAATATTTCCTAAATTACTCAACTTATTTTGTGCCGCATCTATATCAAGAATATCTTGTTTAATTTTTGCATAAGTTTTAAACGCTGCAACTAATCCTTCTAGTTGTGTTCTTTCTTTATCTGTGCTTGCTACAGTATTCTTAATAGCATCTTCTAATTCATTAAATAGTCTAGGTAAATCTTCAATTTTTGCTTCTTTTAATTTATTAGAGAACTCAGCTGCTAAATCACCGGCTACTTTACCACCATCAATATTAAACTGCTCACTAACCCAATTAGTTAATTGTTTTTCTAAGTTAGAGTTCATTTGTATTGCTGTTTGTTTAAAATTTTCTACAGCAACATTACTTCTTTCTGTAACATTAATATTATTTTGATACAAAGTTTGTATATCAGTTGCAATCTGTTTTAAATTTTTAATATATTCATCAGATACAACCTTTATTACTTCAGTTTGTTTATCAGACAGTTGTATTGCACTAGGTTGGCTTGCTAAAGGTACTGTACTATTTGTTGATGTAAGTTCTTTAAGATTTTCAACATTTAAATCACCATTTGTATTAATAAGAACTTTTTTAAAGTCAGGTAACTTTCCTTTTCCCTCCCCTATTCTTATAACAGCTTGTTTCGTTTGCTCATTAACTTCTAAAACTACATCACCTAAACCTGCTATTTCATTTTTATACCGTTGTAGTTCATCAACTAACCTAGTAGCTTCTTGTATAGAAGATGTGCCTATTTCAATACCAGGCCCAGATAGGGCTGTTGATGTTTTAGTAGACCCAACAACAGTAGACTGGGAAACATTTGCAAGAGTACCACCAGTAATATTTAATGGCATACTAAGTTTTTTCTCAATGTTATCTACTAGGGTTGAAAGTTCTTTAATACTCCCTGGCTTAAGCCCTGATTTAATAGTCTCTTCGAGTACTGGAATTAGTCTTTGAGTTGCATTAGCAGCTTTTTGACTAGTAACGGCACTATTTGTGAGAGCATTTGCAGCTTCTACAGTTCTATCTGAAAGCTCTGTAGTAACAGTTGACTGCTCATTTAACCATTTTATTAAGTCAGTCATAGCAGCTTTATTTTTTCCACTTGAAAAATCAGCATTTTTAACAATTTCTTGTTGTTTTTTAAGGATAGCAACTTCGTCAGTAATTGCATTTACTAGTAGTTTATTCTTAGGGTCTGCACCTTTTAAAGCACTATCAAGAGTATTTAACATACTTGTTATAACTTTATCAATCTCTTGTTGTGCTTTTGTTCCTGTTATTGCTGTTAATTCAGGAGTTTGTCTTACATAAGCTTGAGCATAAGCAGTAGCTGAACCTAAATTTTCTCTAGTATCTAACAAAGAATTTGTAATCTGCAAAGTAGCATTTAACTTAGATATTTCAGATTGATTCTTATCAATCTCAAGTGCTATCTTAATTTTATTATTCCCTGTTGCAGTTCTGTATTGGCGTTGTAAATCACGAATTTTATCAGATATTGCTTGAATATTTTCTTCAATACCTAAAGTTTCTATTTCATTTTTAGTCCCTCTAATTGCATCGGCTGCGTAATAAGCAGCAGTACCTATTGCTGCAATTGCAAGAATTACTGGATGGCGTAATATAGTATTAAGTGCAGCTTTTAGAAGACCAACTGCACCACTAAGTATTCCTACTCCACCTGCTGCTGATGCAGCTGCACCACCAAATACACCTAAAGCTCCTACTCCATGTATAAGGAAAGGTGTAATTCCAATTAATACCATATTTTTTAAGGCATTAACCAAACCAATTACTGTAGTTGTTGCTGCCCCTGCTTTTGTGATAAGTAACCCTAAACCAACAGTTCCAGCTATAATACTTATATTATTGATAAAATTATCTTTAAACTCATCCCAGTTATCACTTACTTTTTTAATTACTAAAGATATTTCTGACATTTTTTGGGTAAGAGATTCAACACCTTTAAATACTATTGGTAAAATATTTGTAGCTAATTCATTAAATGCTATCCCTAAAGAGTTACCTAATTTTTCCCATGTAATAGCATAACTTTCTGTTACATATGCTGCTTTGTCTACTTCTCCCTTAACTCCTGCGTTAAGTTTAGATAAATGTCTAAAAAACTCATCAGCATTGTTTCTTAATAACGTTAAAGACTGTCTTGCTAGAATATCCATTCCAGAAGTTAACTGTGAAAAGTCAGCATCACTTAAATTCTTTAATTTATTAATTAGCTCAGTCATTGCTTTATTGGATTCCTTAGTATCCAAATTTAGTCTTGTCATAAATGACTTTTGGTTAATACCTAATGAGCTATAGAAATAATCCATATCTGAGGAAGATTCAGATAATGTTGTTGCAAAACGTCTAATTTGAGTACCAATAGTAGATGCATTAACCCCTGCATTAGAGAAAGCAGTAGCCATTGCTAGTACAGCATTTGCAGTTATCCCTGATGACTTAGCTGCTGCAAGAGCATAGTTAGATAATGTTCCCAAATCTTGAGTAGATAAACGAGATTGATTAGCTGCATAAGCTAATTTATCGGCAAAATCAGTAATAGTATCTGTTGTACCTGTTACTGCGTCTTTTACATCACCAAATACCTCATTAAAAGTAATAAGAGCACTAGCAGAAGTTGCAAAAGTATCCCCAGTTAATCTTGCCATTTTAATAACGTTTTCTGTTGCTTCTGCTACGTTATTAGATGCAATACCAGCACGTCCAAGTGCTAGTGCTGCCTCATTAATATCTTTTAAGTTACCACCATAAGTAACAGATAGTTTTGACAAATTACGCTCTAACCTATTAGCAGAATTAGCAGACATATCTAAAACAGCTGATAAGGTATGTTGCGCTTGGTCAAACTCAACGGAGTATTCAATACCTTTTTTCATAGTATTAATAACTTGATAAATACCTGCATATAAACCAGCATAAGCTAAAGCTCTATTTGCAATATTTCCTAACCATTTAACTTTAGACATTTTAGATAACTCAGCACTAACTTCTTTAGTTCTTCTTTTAGTAGCATCTAATTCTTTTTCTAATTTAATTGTTTCAGAGGTAGCGTCTTGAATAGCGTCTATAGGTGCTGATTTAAAACTAGTATCAAATTGTTTTTTTGATTTTTCTGCTTTATCAATAGAAATTTTTAATTCATCTAATTGAGAAATTGCTTCATTAAGTGTAGAACGAGGAGCCCATTTAAGTTTAGTATTAATTAATCTTTCTAGAGCTGCCTTTTGGTCTCTGTAAGAAGCAAGAATTTTATCATAGTTTTTATCAAATTCTATTTTTTTATTAAAAGTGCTCTTAAGAGTATTCATTTTATCTTGAAGATACCCTACTGCCTTAGAATCATTTAATATTTCTGTACCAAAAGCCCTTAAAGATTGTGTAGTTTGATTATACTCTTCAGGTTTAATAGTACCTGCTTTTAAGTTTGCGGCAGCTTCCTTCTCAAGGGCATTAGCTTGTTTTAATACTTCTATCTTTTTATAAATTGTAGCTAATTCAGCTTTAGCAAGAGCAGGGTCAGCTGTACCTTGTTGTAATTCTTTAGAAACTTCTCTTACTTTTACTTTTAACTGTGATAAAACAGAAAGAGAATCAGGTGTAAACCCTTGTTTTATCCCGGCAATCTCTTTGTTTAATGTCTTTGCTGCCTCCCTAGCATTTACAAAACTTTTAGAAAGGTCTAATCTTGAAGATGCTTGTTGTACTTCTGTAATAACACTATTTACATTTTTTAAACCGTTTTGTAATGAAGTTACATAAGCATTAACTCCACCAGTAGATAATTTTGTTGGAGCTTTCGATAGTAGTCCCTCTACCTTTAATATTTCTGCTTGTAAAAGTTGTTTTGCAGCATTTGCTTTGTTAAGGTCCTCTGTAGCCGCTGAAGGTCCTTTTTTAACTAGTATATTGTCTAAAGATTCTTTTTGCTTTTTTAGGGCACTCAAGGTATCTTCAACTTCTTTTTTAGCTTCCTTACGAATTGATAATAGATTTTTTTCTTTAGTTGAAAGGCTAGTATATAAATTAGAAGATGATTTTAGAGCAGCTTCTACTTCTTGTACAGATATTGCATTAGCTGCTAAAGCATCTTTCATAAGGCTAAGTTTATTAACAGTAGAGTCTATTTTTTTGGAATCAATTTGTAGAGAACCAAACTTTGCAATTGCATCATCAATTTTTAGTGTTTTATTATATGTATTAGTTAAATGTTTTTGTAAAGTAAATAAACCGCTTGTATCACCTGTTTTATCAATATTTTTACTTAGCTCAGTAAAATTACCTTTTAAACTACGGATTACTCCACTAGATATACCTAAATTTTTTAAAGAATTAATAAGATTATTAACATTATCCTTAGTACCTTCTACAGTATAGTTTAGTGCTTGACCTAAACCCTTAAATTGTAAAGTACTAGAACCTACTTGACTTGCTAAAAGTTTAAATCTATTTTCTAACTGTGGTGTTAACTCTCCATCTGCTTCACTAATCGCATCTTGAAAATCTTTTACTTTTGAAACAATCTTTTGTATTTGTTGGCCTAATTTATTATATTGTGCAGACATTTTATCTAATTGGGCTGGATTTGCAGAGAGTATTCTATTAGCTTTCTCTCTTTCCTGCTCTAATGCTGTACCTAACTTAGTAATTGTTCTAAATAGGTCTGGAGCACCCTTCTGTACAAAGTCAATATTTAATTCAATAGTATTTTTAGCCATAAATAACCCTTAGTGAGTAATAATTATCCTATAATCGTATTTTAATGCTTCCGTCTTGATTCCTGAATTGTTTTATCCATTTGTGCTTTTTTCTGTGCTTCAACCTGGTTGTGTACTAAAGTAGAAGCAATTGTGAAAAAAGGAGTTTGGTCATACCAACCACCTGCATCAGGTAAGAATTTAGCATTATATATATTGTAGGCATCTACTGCTGGATTTAAAACATCTATATTAATGTCATAAATTGGGCAGTGTGTGTATAGAGTATTATTTACCATAAGTTTAAAATCAGGGTTTTTATCTTTTTCCCCAATAAAACCACAATTCCTTACCCCTTGAAGTCTTTTCTGTTTACAAATATCACACTTCCAACTATCACCTGAAAGTATTTCTGCAAAGTATAGTTCAACAGTTTCTTTTAGTGATACATACTCTTCTTCGCTAATAGAAGATTTTTTCATAATTTCTTCAGAAATTTCTACTATTATTTCTGAAGGAAGTTCAGATAATTCTAATGTTTTATTATTAATAGTTTCAATAGTAATGATTGCTATTTCACAAATACGGTAAGCGTATTGTTTAGTTCTATGACCGGAGTATAATTGGTCTAATGAGTTAATTTGTCCAATGGAGAGGTTTTTGTATACTACAGTGACCTCGGGAAAGGACATTTCAGAATAAACCCGAGGTGTGTAGTAATGAGTTATCTTACTATTTAGATTTCCCATCTACGGTGATTCCAAGTAGAATCTCAGTGTGTTCTGGATTTCTAGTAATAGCAGCAATGGCTGTTGCTACTTCACTTAAAACTTCTAAAGGCAATAATTCAATACATGAATCTTCCATAAGGCCATTTGTATCTCTGATGAATTTAACAGGTTTACCTTTTTCATCATCGATATTAGACCAACCAACAACTCCTCTTTTAACAATGTTCCAGTTAAAAGAACCAGTTGCAAACATTATTGTTGAATCATCTTGATTAATTTTTGTCAGTCCATCTTCTAATTTAGCAAAAGACTTTGAATCAATTTTTTTAAGCTGGATTGTAAAAGGATTTTCATCACCCCTAAATAAAACGGGGATAAAATCATAAATTTCGTCTTTTTTTGTAGAGACTACTAGAGGCATATATTTCTCCTAAAATTTAAAACTAAATAGTGAGGGCAAAAGCCCTCTGGTATTAATAGTGAGCTACTAAGATTGCTTCACCAATTGTTGCATCTTCATACGCCTCGAACTCAATTTTGTTTTCAAGGATACCATCAGCATCTTCAATAGAAACTGAAGTATATCTTACACGTGGGAAGTAGATAGCAAATTTGTGAGTACCTGATGTCATTTCAAGATAAACAGCACCATCAGTGTTGTTTTTAAACTTGTTAAGTTCAGTGTAATCTTCAAAAGTAACTGACATTGACCCTGATACAACTTTAGCAGTTACTGCTTTATCAGAGATACCTTCTGTAGTGATAGCTTCTCTATCTGATACAGTGTTTTCAATTGTGAAAGAAAGGTCTTTCGCTTCATAAGATACACCGTCAACAGTAAATGTAGCATTTTTACCTACATATGGGTTTTCAGTAATTGCAGTACCCACAAGAATTGTTTCACCAGAAGCAGTTGTATACCCAGCAGCACCCATATCAAAAGAGATAGTTGCAAGGTCAGCAACAGGGAAATCAAATGTTACACTTCCTGGAACAATACCAGTATATGTGATAGTTTGACTATCTGATGCATCACATCCAAGCATTTGCTTAACTGCCAATGATGGTTGGTCACCACATGGTTTAGCAAGTTTATAAAGTACAGCTGTACCTGTTTCACCACTCTGTGCTTCATAGATTTCATAAGCAGGTGTAACACCATCATCAGAGAATCCAATAAATGCACCAGTACCAAGACCAGCATCTTCACGTACTCCAAGAGCAACTTCAAGAAGAGCAGAACCATTAAGGTCGTCTGATGAATTTCCTAGAGGAATAAGTTCTACACCAAGAGTTCCACTTCCATAGATTTTTCCAGCAAGTTTAGGCGCACCAATGAAAGAGTTTTTAATTGCTTTTCTTTCAATAGAATCACCTTCTGGACGGAGTGCAGTGTCATTAGTTACCTCAACAACTTCGCTGTTTGTAAATGTACCGCCTGAATTAAATGAACTCTCTTTGAGAATTGCATATACGGCACTATTTGAACGATAAATAGCCATTATAATGTCCTTTTGTAAGTTTTGTCACAATTATTATCGTTACTACTACAATTATGTGTTCGATAACTTTTTAATGTACGTAACCTTTAATACTAATTGTGCTACAGAGTATGGCATAATCAAACCACCATCTCTTTTGAAATCAGTTATAATTGACTCAATTGTATTACAACGCAAGAACTCATTATTCTCTACTACGCTCTCCACAATCTCAACTAGTTCTGATAAAGTATCTTTTGATTCTAAATTTTTTTGTCTGTTGTAAATATAGATTGGAATTGTTGCATCCACTTTTACTTTACCATTAGACATATTCTCTCGTGACTTATTATCTTTCTCGTATAAAACAGCAACTGCAGGAAATTGATTTACATCAGACCAAGCAGGAATAATATTATTATATAGTTTTTTAAACTGTCTAGTCTGCTGTAAATCATCAATAAGTTTAGTAATCATCTCTATTCTCATTTAAATCCTCCATATTTTGCTATGTCCATACGCATATTAATAAAGTCATCTATAATATCGTACATTGATACCATTTGAAACTCTCCGATATTTGTTCCTTTTATTGTAGTTGAAATATCAAAAGGGTCTGCTATCTTAAACTCATTTTTACCTTTTATTAATGGTTGCATAATATTATCCATCCAACCATACCACGAAGGTATTGTACCATCTTTTCTTGGTTTATACCCAGCATTAGTTCCGTAGGCAGATTTTAGGATAGAACCATTAACTTCACCAATAGATGCGTACATAGAAACTGAAAAATTATTTTTTGCTGTTGTATTAGCGTGTACATAATAATCTAAAGAAGAGCGAAGGGTTCCTGTATTGTAGTGAGGAAGTGGGTTATCATCTGGTCTTCTTCTTTTACTTTTAATAATAGAAGCTGAAACTTTTTTACTAAGAAGCTTATAGACAGTTCGTCCCCAAATGTTAACATTTTTTTTAGCTTGGCGTGCAAAATCTTCTGCAACACCTTTAGCTATTTTATCTAAGTTAAGCCTAAATGATTTAGTTAACTTTGTATCTTCATAAGGGGAAAACATAATTAGAGTCTATAGATTTTATAGGCCTCTAATACAGTTACGGCCATTTGAGGAATAACATCTAAAGGTTTTATAGATTGTTTAATATCCGTACTTAATAATGAATAGTTATCATAATTTTTAGCAGCATCATTAAACATTTTTCTTCCGATAATAAAAAGTGCATTAACAAGTGCTGAAGGAATAACTTCAGGGGTAGTATACCCTATTGTATATTCTACATAAACATTATCAGTGCCTGAAGTAAAAGTACTATCAGAATAATATATAAGGTTTTTATTGAACGTTAGTGTTGAAACATCAACATCTACTCCGCCTATTGTTACTACCTCAATAGTTTTTATGTTTCCTCTAGATACATAAATTCTCCCATTACCAGTACCATTTAGTACTTCAGTAATAGAACGCTCTAATATTGATACACCATAGATTTCATATATGTAGCTTTCTGCCCAACCAAGTATATCTCCAACTAAATCACGTTTTGATACATCATCCCCATCTACATCAACATAGTCAATAAATCTGGTGGTTAGTTCTGAAAACATTTATTAACCTTTTTTATTAGGGCGTTTAGCTTTAGGAGCCTCTTCCTTTACTTCCTCTGTAACTACTTCTTCTACTTTTTTCGGTTCTTCTTTTTTAGCACCAATTGAAGTAAAGTGTTTTCCAAAAGTGTCAAGAACATATTTAGCTTGGTCATCTGTTAGTTCATAGTCTCTACCAGAAACAAATTCAATACCAACAGAAACAAGGCCAGGGCCTGAATATTTAACTTTAGTCATAGTTTTTCCTATTTTCTTAACTCAGCTGTTCAGTAACAACTCGGATAAAAAAGTAGGGGCCGAAGCCCTTACTACCTCTATTAGAGGTTAACGATTGCAACTACTGGAGTAGCAACAATTGAAAGTTTTTTGAAGTCAACATCACGGTAACCAACATAAAGAGTTGAGCTAGATACAGCTTTTCTCTCTTCTTCAATTCCGATTGAACCACGGTCAGCAACACCGAAGAATCTTTTGTTAACAACAAGGACAGCAGTCTTAGTACCTGGAGTTACTGTATCAACAGCACCTGTTGCATCCAAGTTTTCTGGAACGTAAGCAGAAGCTACGATTGGCATACCATAAAGTTTACCGATTTCACCAGTAAGGATTGTTGCAGCAGTACCATACTTATCAACAGTAACAACTTCGTCAAGTCCTAGCATATCGTATGCAACTTTTACAGGAGCAATAATTGCCAAGTCAGCAAGGTTAAGACCATAAACACCAAGAGCTTTTCTAGCAGCAAGAACGTTAGCAGCAGAGATAGCACCAGTTCCATCAACAGTGTTACCAGCAGCAACAGCAGTTTTAAGAAGACCATCAAACGCTTTTCTTACATCGTTAGCATCAGAAAGAGCAGTATCACCAGCGATAATACCTTTTTCAGAAGCACGTGCAAGTGAACTTACCAATTCTTGTTTTACAAGGTCGATAACTGCAACTACAGCTTCTTGATCAGCTTGGTCAGTTACGCTTACAAGAGTTTTAATTCTGCTTGTTGCAAAAGTAATTTTACCAGCAGTAATTGTAGACTCGATAGCATCTGCACCTGGAGCGATTAAGTAAGCCAATGCATCTGTTGCTCTACCTGGGATAGAAAATTGATTTCTATTTTGTGGCATAGTCAATTTAGCGAAAAGTGGCTCAATCATCAACTCAGCTTCAAGCTTAGTCAACATTTGGTTACTGAACTCTTCAGCCATCCAGCTAGAGATATCAGTTGGAACGATTGCTTTTTCAATGATTGCTGAAGTTTCTTTAAAACCTTCAAATGAAGCCATTGGTTTACCAGTAAGGATTGACTTAAGGTAAAGGTCAGCACCATCTTTTTTAGCTTTCGCTACTACAGAACTATCAACATCTTTCTCATTGAAAGAAGTTTTTCTTGACTCTAGTTTAGAATCAAATTCTTTTTGAAGTTCCTCAAATTGTTTTTCTTGTTCAGTTTTTTGAGACTCGAGTTGACCTTTAAGTGTTTCAACTTCTTGTTTCATTTTTTCAATTGCTTCGATAGCCATATGAATGTCCTTTTTATATTTTTATTAAAGTATTTGCACGATTTTCAATTACGCTATGTAAACGTAATAGGCTCGTAACATCCTCATCAGTGCCTTCTAATGATTCGATGAAAGCAGTGATATCTTCAAATGTAACTGTGGCAGGTACAACTTCTTTCCCCTCAGCCTCTTCAGCATTTTGGTTACCAGATTCTTCACCATTTTCACGTGCATTATCAGAATTATCAGAATTATTATCGTCAGTACTAGAATTAGCTGAATTATCATTATTTTCAGGAGCAACAGCAGATTCTTCTTCTTTTAATATATCAATAAAAGAGAATAACCATTCAGGTGTTTCATCCATCATACCAAGTTCAACTATTTCTTCACAGTGTTTTAATAAATGCTCTGCTGCATCTAGTTGTTCTTCTTTTGAATATTTTTCATACCCTTGGATTGACTTTAATGCTGAAAGAGCAGATATAACACCCTCTTTACTAACTACAAGTTTCCCTTCTTTAAGCTCATGGTGCGGGAATTTCCACGTTGATTTATTTTCCATATCTCCTATAATAAGATAGGCTTCTGAAATAGCCTCTGGAATATCTTTAAAATTTTCACTAAGGTCTTTTTGTAATGTGTCCTTATCAACATCTACCCACTTCATATCAGAAACTTCTTTGTTTTTAATAGTTGAAGCACATTTATAGGTATGTTCGTTTGTAGCTTTATTAGCTAGTAAACATGTTCCTGTAGCACATGGAGACTGGGTTAATACCGTAAATATAGACTCTTGATTATCAGGAACAGCAACAATTGACACCTCCAATAGTTCAACTTTTTTGTAATAATAAATATCTGATTCTGGGTCGTAATGGGAATCAAGTGCTTTGAACCCAATAGAGAATGTTTTTAATATTCCTTGTTGTACTGCATAAAAGACTTTAGAGTTAAGTACTTCATGTACTTCTGCTGTTATTTCTAAACCATTAATTCCAACTGATAAATCAACGATTTTACCGACTGGTTCATATCTATCATGATAAGAAAGAAGAATAGGGTTTTTCATAAAGTTAGTGAGCTCATACCCTGAAGGTAATACAGAATCACCACTCCTGTCAACAACTAAGTTGCCATTATTGTCAAGATACCTATTAGCATATCCTTTTATATGAATGACACCGGGGGTCTCAGTGCCAAAATTTTTCTCAACCGTTAGGTCTTTCATGACCAAAACTAAATTATCCATTGAATTTCCTCATCATTAATATTGATAGACTTTCTAAACACATTATCGTCCTTTTTAAAATTTACTGTCCTGCAGTAGGTGTATCAGGAGTACCACCTTGTGGGTCAGTACTACCTGCACCACCAGTTGAAGTACTATTTCCACTAGAGCTTGTAGGAGTAGTATTAGTATCCCCTGGAACAAGAGGAGTTCCATCTTGGATATATTGAGCACCTGTACCAAACAAGTATGCAGCAAGGATATTCTTATTAGCATTTTCTGCATCTATTTGTGGTAATCCTATCATATCTCTAGCCTCATTAAGAGTACTTAGCCCAGTAGAATAACTTGTTTTAGCTGCATCTGCTTTAGAGTTAAGACTTGTTTCAAGTTCTACAATTCTATCAAGGTCAAACTCAAATCTTAAACTAGTATTTTTAAATTTATTTTGAAGGAATAAAGATATTGAATCTTCTAGCCTGTACAAGTAAGGACGAACAGCTGTATTAAATACAGATTTCATTAAGTCTTGTGGTTTAGATGTAGAAGTATTTTCCCCACCTAGTGCAAGAGCATTAATTTTAAATACTCTTAGTACTCTTTTATCACTAATAGCTAAGGAATCTAGTATTTTAGAGTCACTAGGGCTTGATTGTATAGGTTTATAGTTTAAACCACCAGGGAGAATAGCTGTACCACCTCTGTTACTACCATTTGTACCATATAATGAAGCAAATTGGTCTTGTAATGCTTTTACTTGGTCAGGAGCAAGGGCATACTCAGACTCTAGTATACCTGTAAGCATTGAAGAATTTTCATAAAACGATTTTAAGTCTGCAACTGCGTATGACTCAAGGTTTAATGTGTCTAGTAGTGGTCTTACTGCTGGAACACCATAATATAGATTATTAATAGTAGGATTTCTAGTTATACATACTTCATCATTTTTGTACGCAATAGTATCTTTCCAGATAACACCTTCAATATAGTTAGTAGCATGAGGAACAATCTTTACACTTGAAGGTGCACCTAAAAACCAACTTTCATATTTACCTTTATTCTGCTCTAATGTCATAAATGAAGTACCTGAAAGAAGAAGTGCTTGAACTTGTAGTTCTATCATTTCTCCCCAAGTAAAGAAAGGGTTAGGGTTTTTAACCCACTCATTTAATTTATCATTAGGTTTTAAAGGAGTTAACTTGCCGTTTTTATCGACTATTCCTATTCTTGGAACTGCTTGTGATGCTGCTTTAGCAATATAGTCAACACAACTAAAAACAAGTTCACTAGTATGAAGTGAGCCCTCTTCTGCAGAGTTGGCTAAACTACCATTACCGTCTGTATAATTTTTCATCGCCTCTTCATTATTTTTAGAAGCTTTTGTAGTTACAATTACAGCACTTCCATGAGAAGGAGGAGATTTTTTAAAAAAGTTAAATAGGCCCATCTGTGCTCCATAAATTATTCGTTATTTTTATAATCGTTTTCAAGAGGAAAAACGTAATTTAGGGGTGTCCTAAGACCAATCAGTGTTTACTCTCTTTTAGTGTTGATTAAAGTAATTTAGGGGTGTCCTAAGACCAATCAGTGTTTACTCTCTTTTTCAGTTTTTTGAGATAACACGATTATTTAAATAAGATTACTTTAAAGTTAAGAGATGCAAATACAAATCAAGAATACTCCTTTATCTTTAGAATCAGTTGATGATTCACTTTTAACCTTCACTTGTACCTGTGGTAGAGCTTTTACTGTTACTACCTCTACATTAACACTAGATGTAAGATGCGAAGTTTGTACAGAAATATCTAGTAGTATTCCTGAACTATCTGAAAGAGAAGTAATAGACTTAAGTCAATATATTTATGATACAGTACTAACTAGTTATCAAACAAAATTTAATAGGGGATAAAATGGAAGATGAAATATTTGAATTAGTTTCAATTCCTGGTGAGCTAAGTGATATCACAAAAGAGAAACTATCTAAAGAAATAACATTTACTGAGGGCGTTAATGCTGTTGAACCACTTACGTTACTTGAAAGAACTGTATGTGAACTTACAGCTGAGCGAAAAGGAAGACAAGAAATTGCTAATTACCTAGGAGTTCCTTTAAGTACTGTTAGGTGTATCTTAGCTAAACCACACATTAAATCATTTATTCAAGATATAGTGATTGCTCAGTATGAGTTAACTAAAGAATACAGATTATCATTATTGAACAAGGTAATTGAGGCTAAAATTGGTAATATTGAGGATGAATTAGATGGTGATTTTAGTAAAGCTACCAAAAAAGATATTATTGACTTATTGATTATTCAAGATAATATGCTAAAAGAAAGAGAGAAGAAAGAGTTAGGTACTTCTGATGATACGTATATAACACTACTCCAACAGGTTATTAAACAATGAGTGAACTAGTTTCAGCTGATATAAAAGTATATAGGTCTATTGTTAATAAAATAGATTATAAAGCAGCAGCACAGGCTTTTAAATTTACGCCTCATGAAGCTCAAGATATTGTAATGAAAACAGTTTCTACAAGAGAGTTTGAGGTTATTACTCTAGCTTGTGGTAGACGATTTGGTAAGTCAGAGTTAATGTCTACTATTGCTTCCACTGAATTATTAATCCCTGAGGCAAGGGTGCTACTAATTACACCTACTTTTGCTAATGCTAAAGCTATTTATGATAAAGTTGAACTAGCAATCATTAAAAAAGGGTTAAAGATTGTTAGTAAAGATAGTAAGTTGCTAACATTTACCTTAGAGTATAATCAAACTATTATTTGTGCTACCCCTAAGTCTATTGCAAACGTACTAGGGTTTAAATACTCACTAGTAATCTTTGATGAATCTCAAGATGTTTCAGGATTAATGGATATTTGGGAAAATAAAATTCTTCCAGCACAAGCTGACTACGGTCTTCAAGATAATGGATACATGTATTCTAAAACTATGTTCATTGGAACTGTAAGGGATTTTGATAATGACTTTTATATTCCATTTGAAAGAGGATTAAATGGGTTACATGGTTATATATCATTTAACTTCCCTACCTCAGCAAATCCTTATATATCTTCAGAGTTTTTAGAGAAGAAAAAGTTAACATTACCTAAAAAGACTTTTGATATGGAGTATGGAGGAATATGGCAGAGCTTACAAGATGCTATTGTATACTATTCTTTTGACCCGGAGGTAAATGTAATACCAGCAACAGAATATCAAAATATTTTTCAAAGAGCTGGTATGTCTTTAGTAGCTATTGACTTTGGTTTTTCAGATAATACAGGACTATTATTAGCTGTAGTAGAAAAACTATCTGGAACTATAACTATTATTGGTGAGTATGTAGAAGAACAGCTATCGCTTGAAGAACATGTAAAGAACTTTAAAGAAAAAGAGTCAATTTTATTACCAGGAATGACTCCATTACGGTATGCTGACCCATCAGCTGCACAAACAATTCATGATATGGCTTCAACCTATCAGTATTATACTTCGCCAGCACAAAATAAGATTTATGAGGGTATTGACAAAGTTAATGCATTATTCTATAATAAAAAATTATTTATTTTAGATAGTTGTACAGAACTAATAGGAGAGATTAAGAATCTTTCTTGGCAAAATGCAAAAACAAAAACAGTAAAACGCTCAAAAAGGTATAAACACTTTGACCTTGCCCTTTCAACACTAAGGTATTTAGTATATACTTGGGAAATGCAGAAAAACCTATCAATACTTCATATAGATAGAGAACAACCTTATAAGGACAAATATGGATTTTAAAGATTGGTATGAGATTAATCCATTTAAAGAAAAATTAGATGAATTAAACTTAACAGAAAAAGAAAAGAAGATATTAACACCAGTAATTATTAACAGTAGTTTTTTTATTACCTTTAAACCATACTACGATGAGCATGTAATGAAAACAAAAAGACATTTTGTTCCTGAATATGCTCAGAGACAGTTTTCATTATTTTTTAAGAAACGATATTTAACTGCAATAACTTTTTATCATTTAGAAAAAGAGTTAAATTACCTTAAAGAATCTGTGCCTGCTTGTGCATCTGTACTTAATACAATTAAAGTTTATCCTGAATATATTGAACTACTTAACCAAGAAATGAAGTTTTTTGAAAAAGACTGTAGTATTGCCTATGATGAGAAAGTTAAAATATTAAATAATGGGAAGTTAATCGGATGGAAGTTCAAAGAACAAAGGTAAACTTAACGGATACTCAAAAGGCTTTTATTAGAGAAAATTACTTATACTTATCAGATAAAGCTCTTGCTGAGATACTAAACGTAACTAATGAATCAGCTATGCGTAAAATCCGGTCTAGGATGGGTTTAAAAAGAAATAAACAAAGCGTAAAAGAGTTTATTAAAGAGGTTCCTCTTGTTATCTGGGTTCAAAGAGAGCTATACGATAAAGAAGAGTTCAATAATTTAGTAAAAATTGGAATATAAGCTTGACTTTTAGCTCTAATTTTAATATAATATTAAATTAAACTTAAAGGAGAAATAATGTTACTAAACATTTTAATGGATAATCAGCTTCTAGATGTTATTGTTCTAGAAAAATTTGTAGAAATTAGAGATTGGAATAAGCAAAGAGGTACACTAGATAAGCTAGACTGGGGTCTAGAAGCTAGAATGTTAGACGAAGAATATAAAGAATTTTTTGATTCAGACGAATTAGTAGCTAAATTTGATGCATTGTGTGATTTTGGTTTTGTACTTGGTGGTACTTTTGCTAAATGGGTACAACATCCAGATGATTCTGATGATGCTAATACTTTTATGCGAAAACAAGCAGGTCGTTTTGTTGACTTGTATATACTTTTTTCAAAAGAACTAGGATTTGCTACTGGAAATAGAGATTATAGTCAACTTCCTGAGTATGTTAGTATGGGCTTAGATGCCGTAATTGAGGCAAATAATAAAAAAGGGTTTGAGAAAGATGCACACGGTAAAGTTATCAAACCTGATAACTTTGTTGGCCCTGAACCTAGACTACAAGAAATTATAGAAGAGTATCGAGGTTAACATGCAAAGAGAGCTAGAGTGTACAGAAGTAATAAGTATAATTAGAAGATACTTTGATGGAGAATCACAACTGTCTCTAGCCTCTGAATATGGTGTTAGTGAGAAAGCTATTTATAATGTTATTAGACTAGTAACGTATAAAGAATGCTCACTTTCCTTTATTAAATCTATGTACGGCTCTACTGTTAATTATGATATTGCTATATCTGTAAGAAAAACACAAGGTAGAGGACGTAAAATATGAGAAGAATGCCTAATAAAGGACAACTCGCTGACTATGTTAGTGCATTATTAAGTGATAAAACACTTTTTGCTGATTTAATTGAAAAGTATGGTAAAAAAGTAGCGTATATTTCCATTGTTGATGGAAAAGGAAATCAACTTTGTATTATTTCTAAATCTTTTAAAAGCATTGAAGATGCTGTACAGTATCTTATAGACTTAAAAGACCAAAAAGTAGATACAACAGGTGTTGATTACGGTAGGGGAGATGCCACACTAAATTATTTCAATAAAGTATTTTATAAAAATAATTAATTTAAGGAAAAATAATGGAAGAAATTCTATCCCCTAAAAAACTATGGAATCCAAACGGAGATTCTGCTCTTGATGAATCACTAATTGGTGGTAATCCAACTGGAATGCTTAATTTTAATGATAGTCGTTATAAGTGGGCAGATGGTATCTTTAAACAAATGTTAGAAAATACCTGGTTTCCTGAAGAAGTTGATACTTCAAATGAAAAAAAGTCTTATGATTCTTTATTGACTGACCAAGAAAAAAGAATGTATGATAGAGTATTCTCACAACTATCTTTTAATGATAGTTTACAGGCTGAAAACCTTGTTGATAATATCAATCAATATATTACGAATAAAGTTGTTAATGCTTGTTTAACTAGACAAGCTTTCGAGGAAGTTTTACATAGTAAATCATATGCAGTACTCTTGTCTGATGCTGTAGAAGATAATACACATATTTTTAACTTATTTAAAGAAGATTTAACTCTAAGAGCAAAAAACGAAATTATTGCTTCTAACTACAGTAAGTTTTCAAGTGGTGAAATTACTAAAGAAAAACTATTTTATGCAATGGTTGCTAACCAAATACTTGAAGGAGTTTATTTCTTATCTGGGTTCTCTGCTATTTATCACTTATCTGATAAAATGAGAGGTAGTGCTGATATGATTGCTTTCATTCATAGAGATGAGGAAACACATTTAGCTTTATTTCAAAATATGATTAAAACATTTATTAAAGAAAACCCGGATGAGCCATACTTTATATACAGAAATACAGTTAATAAAATGTTTGATGAGGCATATCATCTAGAGGTATCTTGGATGAAGTATATTTTTGAAGATGTTTTACCAGACCATATTCTTGAAGCTACAGTAGCTTACTTTATTAAAAAAAGAGCTAGAGCTATTGGTATGTATGATGAGGAAGAAGATAGATATTCTCATGGAGTTAAGACAACTCTTGTTAAAAAACTAGAGTCTTTCGGTAATTTTAATGATACTAGAACTAACTTCTTTGAAGGAAATGTTAAAAACTATTCTAAAGGAAGCCTAGTATTTGATGAAGACTGGGCAGACTATGATTTAAATACAGCCTTTGAAAGAACATACACTAAAAAAGAGCCTAAAGGTCAACTTGAATTTGATTTTTAAGCTACACAAAATAAAAAACTACAACAGCACTCTCGTGCTGTAGTTATTTTTAAGTTTTATTTAAGCTATCTCATATTATAATCTTCTTTATATAACAAGAAAGGAAATAATATGTTAAAATTCGACCAATTCGGAATAGAAAAAATAGACTCAAGGAACTTTGGAGTTTTCACAATAAGTGACAAACTAGACGTTAATGGAAACCCAATAAAGAAAAATATATACTACTATAGTACTTTAGAAAAAGCTTTAAATAAAGTAAGAAATCTATATGCTAATAGTAAATACTCTAATCGTGTACAATCAGTAGACTCTGCAATAACAAAAATTAAGGAGGCTGATAACGAGTTTATTACATTCTTATCAAAACTAAATGTAAAAACATTACAAAAAGCATTTCCTGAAAAGGAAATTATTAGTAAAGATGTAGCTTGATTTCAAAATTAGGTGTTATTTGTAATAATTGTTTCTCAATTGCCTTAAATGGAGCATGTGAGTGTGGTAAGGTTGCCTCAAAAGAGGACACCCTATACAATGCCCTTCGTGTCTACTCAAATAGCCCTAAAGACTGCGTACTAACTAAAGTTTGGTTAAATGATGCAGGTGTTATTTATTTTATAACAAAGTATAAAGATTTAACTATTGCAAGATTTTTACCAGTTAATATTATAAATGAGGAATAACTATGGATTTTACTCCAATGAATAAATTTTTTCTGATAAAACCAGAAAAAGAAGAAAAAACTACAAGTTCAGGTATTATACTTACTGAGAATAAAAATGAGCTACCTTCAACAGGTATTGTTATTAAATGTCCTAAAAATACTAATGAACCATCTCCTAGTGAAGGGGACTTAGTATTCTTTGGTAAGTATTCTGGTTCAATACTAGAGTATGAGGGAATTACATACAATATTATTGAAGAAAAGGACCTTTATGGATTTTCTAAAAAGTAGAGCAAATAAATTTCATAGTACCCATATGGAAGTAGCACACACTTATGGAAAACTTTCACGTTGTAATAGACGACAAGTAGGAGCTCTTTTAGTTTCTGCTGATAATAGACCATTATTATCTGGGTATAATGGAACATCCCCCAATAGACCTAATGCTTGTGAGGATAAAGAAGGTAAAACTGTCCAACTAGTACACCATGCAGAGGCTAATTTAATTGGAAATGCTGCTAAAAAAGGCATTAGTACTGATAAATGTATAATGTATGTAACGACTTCTCCTTGTATAGACTGTGCAAAACTAATAGAAATTTCAGGTATATCAAAAGTTTTTTATGAAGAAGACTATCACAATGAGGATGGTATAGCTTATTTAAAGCAAGCAGGTATTTATATAGCACAAATAAAAAGGGAAAATAATGAGTAATGCTGTAGAAGTTCTATTTAAAATTAAAAATCAGGAAGGAAATATTGAAAAAGCTAATATTTTAGCTAAGCATAAAGACGATGTAACAGTTAAGATGCTTTTAAATTTAGCTTATAACCCTTATTTTACCTATGGAATTAAAAAATTAATACGACCTCTAGTAAAATTTGCTCCTGCTGGGTCTGACCCAAAAATTATTGAGTTTATGCGTGTCTGTAATACTCTTAATACAGAAAGTACTACTAATGAGCACCTTGAGTTAGTACAAAACTTCCTTGAAAGTGTAGATTTAGTAACTCAACAGATATATCAAGGCATTATTACTAAATCTTTGTCTATTGGAATGGCTGCAAAGAGTATTAATAAGGTTATTCCAAACTTAATACCTATATTTGAATGTATGTTAGCAGATGCTGTTGACCTTGAAACACTAGAATACCCTGTATTATTACAAGAAAAAATGGATGGTGTTAGGTGTATAATCATTAAAAAAGACGGTAATACAACTCTTTTTACTAGACAAGGTAACGAAATACCGTCTAAACGCATAAAAGAAGCAATAGATGCTCTAACATACACTGATTTTGTACTAGATGGTGAGCTTTTACTAAAAGGAAAACTTAGAAAATCAACTTCTGGAAAGATTAATAGCCTTATGAAGTCAGGATATAACAAAGAAATAGATGATAATCTAGAATATTATATTTTTGATTATCTTACCTTAGAAGAGTGGGTAGCAAATAATAGTCTTATCTCCTGTTTTAACCGTACAACAGAAGTACTTGGCTTTATAGAAGTTCTTGGAGAACCATTTAATGCCCCTAAAACTACTTATGCTTATGCTGAGGAAGATTTATATAAATTCTATAAAGAAATTAGAGAACAAAATGGTGAGGGAATTATTATAAAAACAGACTCACCTTATGTATGGAAACGTACTAAAGCGTGGGGAAAACTAAAAGCAATATGTTCTGCTACCCTAGAAATAGTTGGTACTACTGACGGTGTTGGAAAAAACCTAGGAAAAGTAGGTTCTGTTACTTGTAAAAGTAGTGATGGACTATTAGTAGTAAATGTTAATCCAAGAAGCGATGATGACCGTAACTGGTTTACAGAAAATAGGAACAGAGTTGCTGGATTAAAGGCAGAGGTTCTCTTTAATGAGATAATTACAAATGATACTGATGATAAATTCAGTCTATTCCTACCTAGGTTTGCAGAATCATGGAGTAGATTTGATAAATCATCAGCAGACTCATTAGAAAAAATTAAAAAGGAATCAAACAATGGCTAGACCAGTAAAAATAGACCCAGAGTTAAAACAAAAATTAGAGCCTTTCTACGTACAACACGGAGAAAATAAAATAGAAATTAAAGAGGTAGTTCTTGAAAAATCTGAAGTACATCCTGCAATTGTATTTGCCGCTGAGTTTCTAAGAAAAAACTTAACAGCTGACGTTGTTAATTTAATTGCAGAGCGTGCAGTAACTGAAGGAGATGACAAAAAAGTATATAAATTAGCTTTAAGTACTATTACTCGTATGCAAAAACAAATGCAGGTATCTGATAAATATATTATGGGTCTTGCCCTAACTATTTATGACGTACTTTACAAACTTCAAGAAGAATTACCTAAAAATGATTGACATTTAAGGTAAAATATTGTATAATATCTTGTGTAAGTAATTACACCGTCTAGAGAAGCGTTATTTTCTCTCATAATTCTTTGTTTTCACTCTTTGAAAACTTTCCTTTCTATTGTTTTGTAGGGTTTTTATTTTTGCCTTACGTCTTGTCAAGAGGTTTGTTCGTCCCTCTTGACTTTTTTAATCATTTATGTTATTATTGTTTTTTTGTATTATAAAGGAAGAGTAATGATAAGTTATAAAGATAAAATATGGTGTTCTGACGCTGTTTACTGTAAAAACAATGATTGTGAACTAAGATTAACAGATGAAGAGCACAATTTAGCAGTAAAATGGTGGAAAAACCAGAATTATCCTGCAATATTCTCTTCTTTTAGGGATACTTGTGAACAATTTATAGAAATAAAGGATAAAAAATGAGTTTAACTTACAAAATTATAGTACTTTTTTTAGTATTTTTACTGGCTATTTCAATTTCATTTGGGCTTACTAGTGTATTAGTTTGGCTTTTATGTTGGGCTTTTGGGTATGAATTTTCTTTTAAATTAGCAGTAGGAGCTTGGATTATTTTTCTTTTGTTAAAATACTTATTAAAAAAGTAGTTTTTATTTTATATAAAAGATAAAATATTTTATATAATGTATTAAATAAAGGATTAACAATGAAATTTAAACTTGAAGATGAAGAATCAGTGTATGAGAAGGATATTAGTGACCTTGACGCAACTGATTTCATTCTAGATATTATTAGAATTATGAGATTAACTGGGTATCATGACGTATCAATATGGAGAGCATTGAAAAACAACACTGAACATATAGAAGAATACTTAGATTCAATAACTCAAAGTAAAGATGAATGGAGTAAAGATGAATGAGCATGTACCTGATAGATGGGTTGTACTAAAGATAGTAAATGAGTTTGATACTTTCTATAAAGTATTTGCCACTTGGTTTGGTGGATACCTTGATGGTGATAGCTGGAGAGCTAACTCTGGTATCACTAAAATAGAAGAAGACGGGGATTACTGGTTATTTTATGGTAACTCTGGTAGTGTTTATAGATGTCATAAAGAAGGTTTTGGCACAAGCGGGTATACCTATAGAATATTAACTAGTTTTATGAAACAAGCAGCAGACTCTGGCCAAAGTATCGATATAGTTGAGAATATTAGTGGAACTTTACTGTAAGGTTATTTTATAATAAAGGAAGTAGAATGAAAGTTGATTATATATCTGACTTACACTTAGATTTTTGGATTAAGGAGTTAAACCCTACTAACCAAAAACACCATGCCAGAGTAGAAACTTTTGTCAAAGAACTCTACAATCCTTTTCATGAAGTAGGTGATGTATTAATAATTGCTGGGGATTTAGGACACTATTTTCCTATGGACTCTGAATTTTTACTAGAAATTAAAAAATTGTATAAACATATAATTTTAGTAACTGGAAATCATGATTTATATTTGATTAGTTCTAAGCAACAAAATAAATATATGTTTAATTCTAACAATAGAATTCTAGAAATGAAAAAGTTTTGTAGAGAAAACGAAGGATTCCACTACCTTGATGGCCATATCATTAATATTGATGGGCATAATTTTGCAGGAACTGGTATGTCTTGGGATACTTCTTACTTAAATTTCTTAGAAAAAAATAATGAAGTAAAAAGTACTAAAGATTCAGTACTACAAATGTTTAATAATACCATGAATGATTCAAGGTTAATATTTGGTGGGTATGATAATGGGTATGTTAGTATTGGGTATAGGAGAGAATATCGTCAATCTTGGTGTCCTTTTAAATATTTTGATGAACAATACGCTAAATTACAGAATTTTGGGGAGTATGACATGATTGATGTTATGGTAACTCATTATTCTCCAGTAGTACCCCCGAATATAGACCCTAGATGGGAAAAAGAACAAACTAGTACCTTTTATTACTTTGATGGAATAGAGGATATTAAAAGAATTAATCCAAAATACTGGATATTTGGGCATACCCATACAGAATATGAGTTTGAAGTACTTAATACTAAGTTTCTTTGTAATCCATTAGGGTATCCCGGTGAATTTAATAATATTGCCATAAAAAGTTTTATATTATAAGGTAAGTAGATGTATAAGTACATAATTATATGTTTTTTACTATTAAATGGATGTGGTAGACCTATTTTTAGTGTAATAGACCCAGACTGGATAGGTGGTTGTACCTGTTTAGAGCCAGTAAACCACAAAAATAAGGATTGAAATGGATTATTTTGATAAAATATTAGGTATTGTGTTCCTAATTGTAACATCATTTACACTTTTATCTGTTTTTATACACTACTACTATATATAATATGTTATAATAAGATTATCTATAACAAAAAAGGAATAAAAATGAAAATAACTTTTGATGAAAAAGACCTATTTAGAGAGTTTGAGTTTTACAAGGACCAAGTTGCCCCATTAGAAACAGAAATTGTTAAAATTAATTTTTTAAATGAGGGAAAAATCGTTAAAGTTACTGAATTAGAAGTAATTTTTGGAAAGAAAAAGAAAGAAAAGCAGTAATGAGTGAAATTATTACTGCAAGTTGTGTTGATATTCCTGTAAATGAGGAATTTATTAGTAAATTACTGGAGTTTTATAGGGGAGAAGAGTCATCTTTTACTTATTTAACTAATTCAAGATGTGATTCTATTTATATCGTTGTAAATTTCATATTGGAGGGTAAAAATGACTAAATTTTATGTTATTTTTGGTATAATTATACCAAGTTTATGCTTTTCATTAGAAGAGTCAAAGACCTGTGGTGCTAACTATGCTTACGATTTTGATACACATAAGTGTGAAAAGATAAAGTATAGTGTAGATTATAGTTTGAGTTGGGTATGGGAAGACTTAAATGCCTCAAAATCAACACAAAAAATCTAAGCATTACGATAATATAATACATAGTTATTATACTTATAACTAAATATTATATAACAAAAGGAAAAAACAACATGAAATTTATAATTAACAAAATTATAGTAGTATCAATGGTATTAATTGCATTTATATCAAATATGTTTGCAGATTTTAATTCAACTGAAGCAGAAACACATTTTACGCAAATGGCACATGCAATTTCACAAGCTGACCATGATATGGCAGAAAGAATGTGTGGTGTATGTTTTACTAAAATTGAAAAATATAAAATAGAGATAAATGCTGAGCCTATTCCAAATGAAATGGAGATTAAAACTCTTGAGACATATGAGGGTAGACTCCAAAAGTTTTGTAATATGAAAAATCAACCAGTAGAAAAATAAGGAAAATACTATGGCTAGAAACCCTAGAAAACATAAAAGAGTAAAATCTGAACCTTTCCAAGGTAAGAAAAGACTTAAAAGGTTAAATGCTACTAACTTGTTAATTAATAATTAATTTACTTGACATTTATTATTAATTAAGCATATATTGTTAACTATGGTATAATATATCTACAAAAGCATCGGGGATTCTCGATGGACGGGGTGGCCACTCGTTTCTGTATCTGTATTAGGCAGTGTAAATCTGAACAAAATGATATTATATTCCACCATTTGTCGCACCGTAGGGAAGAGGTCATCCCGTGAGGCTCATAACCTCAAGATCGTAGGTTCGAATCCTACCGGAGCAACCAAAATAAGATTGATACATACCATTCCAGGGCTTAGTTGGTGCCCGTACTTCAATAGAGGTAAAAATGGACTAACTAGGGAATGGTATCTACCAGTCTTCATATAAGACTGACCGCTCTCAACTGAATAACTAACTAATGAAGGTTGAGCCTTGTTGGATGGGTAGTTACATCGTGAACAAGCGTGTAGGTGGAAATCCTATCAGATACGGTACGAAGAAAGAGATTGAGTTCTCTATACAAGCTGTATCAAATCGGTTGAAATATTACCGTTACCCAAAGTTTATCTTTGGTGTCTCCGCCGAAAGGTGAGAGGATTGGATTTTTAGTGAGTTCTTCCGTACATTGAATGAAGTCTCTAGTTAGTTATAGTATTTGCCAATACATCGTCATATAACTTTAACGAACACTATGCAACGGTTAGTAGATGCGAGACTTCATTTAGTGTATATAATGAAGGGATTGAATAATTTTATACAAAGTATAAAATTGAAATAAATAGTATATCGCTCGTACGGCCTCTCAACGATGCACACTGCTTCGGGCTTGTTAGGTTCTGAACAAAAACATTTGGTAGGTTATACCAGTGAACAAAAACAGAAACCTTGCGAGTAACATTCGTTAATGATAATGTAAAGTTCCTAGCCTCGAAGGTGCACCTCGACTAGGTCATTAACCGTTGGGTTAAATCGTACTACGGTATATAAAAGAACACGATGGCGTTCACTGAGTATTCGGGGGACGAGTCTCTGTATAATAAAGGATTTTTGTGGACGCACAACAACTTATAGATATTCACAAACAACCAAGTATCAATGAAGAGTACGTTGAAACTTGTGTAGATAATTGGGATAATATTAAAGTTGAACATAGACTTATAAATTCTAGCTTTTTATACAGTATTATACCTGCTATTGAAAAGTATGATATGGTACAAAGAGTATGGATTGCTATGAATGGATTAGTTAGAATTAATCTAAAAGGTTTTGATGGCTATGATAGAGTATCAGATATATCATTACATCCTAACAAAGGTTATTTCTCAATCATAAGAAGTCTTGATGAAGAAGTCAGAATATGTGAAAACGCTATTATAAGCATTATACTAGATGAGATTACACGAATTCAAAGCTATTTTCCTAGAAAGAAGTTATTTGAAGATTTTTATGATGAAGAGGAAGAGTAAATCTTATAAATAAATCCAATACTGTGAAGCGGGGTTACGATGCTTAGCGTTTAGTAAGCCCTCGATGGTTGAATACCGTTATCGTCTCGCTTCCACTTTATTAATACATCTCATTACAGTTCCATTCAGCATCCGAACTTTGACAAGGATGTTGATAGAGTTGTAATGTTCCGAAAAGTCAAAGATGGACAGCCTGTTGATGTTAAATCCAATTCCGTGAAGCAGGTGGTGTTCTCATTGCAAAACTCGAAGGATGACACATAATAAATTAAGGAATTGGTACTTTATCACGTAAGACTATACCATCGAAAGATAGGCTATAGCTGTGATTGGTTTTTATCATTGATGTTGATTGTAGAATGAACTAGTAGCTACTAGTCTGGACAATTCGCCTATTAAGGAGAATCAGGTTCGAATCCTGACAGTCATCACAAAACACAACTTAAATAAATTCTAAAAGGAATTAAATGAAAAAGTTTTTAACACTTTGTTTGGCACTTGCTACTTCAACCTTGTTTGCAGGGGGATACACAGAACAAGAACCAGAAATCACTGGTAAAACTGGATTCTACATTGGTGGTTTTGGTCAACAAAATCTATATGGTGGAACTGCTGACAACTCTCAAGGGCTTGGACTAGTAGTAGGGTATGAGTATGGGCTTTTAGGACCAATTAATGTTGGTGCAGAGGGACGTGTAAGTAAAACTAACACGTACAATGATAACATTGTTAGTTACACAGGATTAGTAAAAGCAGGACTTGAGATTGGAAACATTGAACCTTATGCATTAGGGGGATACCAGCTTTCTGATACTTCGTTTGGCTCTGATAATAATGCTTTTGTATACGGTGGTGGTATTTCTGCTGATGTAAACTGTAGAACAAAAGTATTTGCTGATTACCTAGTGAACGCTGATTTGAAAGAAGGTGGAGATAAAATCTCTCATGATACTGTAACAATCGGTATTAAATACCTCTTCTAAAACTAGCAAGGTTCTTTTGAGAACCTTGTGCCTCCTTTTAAGTTTCCTCTAAGCTACTTTCCTTTATAATCTACTTTCAAAAAACAAGGAAAGCACATGAAAAAACACAAAAAATATTTTACAGACCTATTAGAAATGGCAGAAACTGCCGCACTCGGATTAGTAATCATCGCAACAATCTATTCTATGGTAATCGTTGCTGGTTATTACCTACTTGGAACTCCAGAATCTATACTCATAGAAGCTAAAATACTCGCATTACTAGGGTGGTCTTTCATACTCATGAAGATTGCTGCTTGGTTTAAAGAATTACTATGAAAAACATAGACTTCGACTACCTCCTCGTAGTTATTATCATAGTAACATTCATTTACCTAAAAGGATTTTAATGAAACTGGCCAAAAGGAAAATAAGTTTTGATAGACTATCATTAATCTTAACAACACTGAACAAAGACTTAGTAGATAACATACAAGTAACTTCATGGTGGGGAGAAGCAACTTTAAAAATAGGAATCAGTGAGTACTCTGTAGACTACAGCGAAGATGGCTTAGGGAAACTACAAGAGCTACTAAGTGCCTGTTCAGTTCCTGTTACTTTCTCCTTCATATCTTAACCTATCATAAAAGTCCCTTCTAAGTTCTTGTCGGGACTCCTTCACTTTCTTTTCTAAATTTATTTTCGTTTTTAGTTCTTGTAAGTTTTTGTAAGCACCTGGTAAGTTTTTGTTAATGCCTGTAAGCACCTGTAAGCACCTGTAAGCACCTGCTAAGTTCTTGTCGGGACTGATATACCCTTTGAGTTCGTAAAATACACACTACGACTTCCGGAAAACTTAAAGGAAACTTAAACCTCCCCTCTTGGTGTTACTTTTTGGTACAGGTGAGTAAGTGTGTTACCTTTTGATACAATTTTATTTTTTTAATTACATAGAAGTAATCTTTAAGTTTCTTTTAAGTTTTATTATGGTTATGCGTGTGCGTGTTCCTATAATCGCATGACAGAAAAAAAAGTTACATGTGTAACTTGTTAAAAATTAAAAAAGAAACTTGACAATTAAGCAAAATTCATATAAAATGCGTATTACATAACAGGACATGAGGCGACGGGCAACCGTCCAACATAAATAATATAAAAGGAAAAAAGAAGATGACAGCATTACAAATCAAAAAAGAGTTTATAAGCATAGCAAAGGCAGTAAACAAAACAGAAGGACAATTAGCGAAGGCAATCAGGGACACTCTTGAAGCGACTTTGACAGATGAACAACTAAAAGAGATTAAGGACACTATAAACGAAAATTATAGCGCATCATTTTCTAAAAGGATATTAGGAACA